CGCGCGGAGTATCGGATCCGGAATTCCGTCCGGAAACGCCTCGCAGGTTAGCGGCGCCGGACCAGACGGCGACCGGACCGGTATGTTGAACCGTTTGCAGAACGAGCAGGACGGCAGGCGGATCGCGTTCGCGTCAGTCATCGATAAATTTCCTCACCGGCGGTCCTTTGTACTTTTTGTAACTCGCCAGAACGTCCGGCGGAACGGTTTCGCCCATCATCAGTTTCGTATAGGTTTCGGCGACGAACTCGGCCTGATTCGTTAGCGCGTAGTGCGAGATTGTTTGCGCGCCGCGGTAATCGGTCGGACGGATCGGACGTCCGGCGAGATCCATCATATCGACGTCGCCGAGCGACCTGCTATGCAGATAGTGACCGTATTCGTGCGTCATCGCGTGGCGTTCGTCTGGCGTCGACAGGAATCCGCGGTCGAATTGTTGCTTTTGGAACAGTCGCGGATTCGACCAATAGTCCGCCGTGTAGTGAATTGAGATCTGGTCGATTGACGGCGTATAGGATCCGAGCGCGCCGCCAGACGTCGCATCGCTGAATCGGATAACGGACGGAATATCGTATCCGGCGCGGCGGAGATCGTGAAACGTTTTGGCGATATTTTCGAGCGCGACGCCGCCGATATCGGATCCGGACGGCGTCGCGTCGATAATCGTCATGTTCAGATTGTTTTCGATATAGTCCCGCGACGCCGATCGCGTAAACGTCCGTTCGAACGGTTTTTTGATCGTATCGCGGACCGATTTCGGCACCGCTTTGGTGAACCGTTTCGGAAACGTCATCTCCGGGAATTGGTGCGCCAGACCGCGCATCGCCTGTTCTGGCGTAATCAATCCGTACCCCATCGTTTGTTCGATCGACGTCAGTTGTTGCTGGAGTTTCGGCGATAGCGTCCGGTTCGCGTTGCGGTATTGCGAGATTGAGCGTTTGACGTCCGCCGGACGCGCCGAGCGGAACGTCGACCGATCGGCGACGCGCCGTCCGGTTTTGAGCGCCGCCCAATCGATATCGGCGGCGCCGAGTTTGCGGAGATATTTCGCCGGAACTAGTCCGCCGTATTGCGATTCGATTAGTTCGATCGCCTCGCCGAACGAGATTTCGCCGGTTGCGAGTTTCGGTTCGAAAAAATTGATCTGATTCCGGATTTGCGTCATCCGTTCGTCTGGTCCGCCGAAATTCGTTTTGACGAAATCGCGGAATTCCGATTCGGTCGCGTCTGGCGCGAATACGATTTCGTCGATCTCGGCGCCGCGGAGTTTCGGTCCGATCGCGTCCGGAACGTAATCCGGATCCGAGCGGCGTTTGAGTTGCGCGGTGAGATCTGGCATCGGCGGCATTTCGGCGCGGACGTCGATCCAGACGGCGTCGATCTGGTCCTGTAGCGCGGCGCGTTCGGCGGCGTATTTTTCTTTATCGAGAACGCGTTGTTTGTCGAATAGTTTGTGCGACCGCGGTTTCGCCGTGATCGAGTTTTCCGTATGGAATTGGAGTTCGAAATACTGTCCGTTTGGCGTTTCGAATATCGAGTTGATTCCGACGTAACCGTCGCCGTCCCAGAAATTTTTCGCGCGGATCTGTTTATTGCCGGCGCGGATCAGATCGTCCGTTATTGAGAAAACCATTTCCTCATACGTTGCCGGATTGTTCGTTACCGCGGTATAGCGCAGGTTATCGAATAGGTTCTCGGATACTTTGTCGACGGACCAGCCTTTTTCGTTGACGTCGCCGATGATTTTCCGTCTGGTCGAAACGCGCGTTTTGAGTCGGTTTTTGAACTGTTCGAACCGGACGTCCGCGCCGGTTAGCGTCGACGCCGATTCGAACGCCGTCGTAAGTTGCGCGGAAACCGTCGCTTCCTCGAGGATCGCTTTCGAGATCAACCGATCGGCGGCGCCGGTCGCTTCATTGGCGATCGCGCGGCGCCGGCCAGAATCGGCGACGTTTTCGAGTCGATCGTTGATATTCGCGGTGAGTCCGTCGATCGCCGGCGGATCCGCGCGGACCGCGGCCCAGACGTCATCGATCTGGCGTTCGAGATCGTTCCATTCGGCGGCGTCCGCGACGCGATCGAGTTTCCGTTGCCGTTTGTAGAGTGGGTGCGACAGGTTGTCCTTTGCGTCGAGCGTCCGCGCGGTATGGAATTGCAATTCGAACGGTTGTCCCGCCGGCGTTTCGAATACCGCGTTTACGCCGACATATCCGTCGCCGTCCCAGAAATTTTTGACCCGTAGCGTTCGATATCCCTCGGATTGCAGCGCGTCGATCGCGTGCGTAACGCCGAACGAATAGGCATCTTCCTTGAGTTCGTACGTATAGCGGAGATTGTCGAACAGACCGTCTGCCGCCTGTTCGATCGTTCGCCCTTTGGCGTTCGCGTCGCCGGCGAGTTTCGGAACCGTTGAGTCGACGGTTTTCAGCCGGTTTTTGAGTCCGAACAGTTCGCCGTCGATCTCGCCGCCGATCGTCCGGAGTAACGCCGTGACCGCCGGTTCCGCCGCGGTCGCTTTGGCGATCAGCGATTTCGTCGCCGCCAGAATCCGCGGATCCGATTCGTCGAATTGCGGCGTGAATTTGAAAACGGACGGCGCCGCGTTGTTGAGTCCGAGTTCGTCGCGGAGTTGCGCGATAACGTTCGGAATTTGCGATCGGTCGACGTACGGCGACAGAAAACACAGACAGTGCGGGTGGTCCGGATAGCGCGGTAACGAACCCTTTGGATACACGCCGGCGACGCGGATCGCCGGATCTGTTGCGGACGCGTTGAGATTGCAGCGATCGAGTTCCGGGTGCGATCCGGATAGCGTCCATTTGATTCCGGTAACGAACCGGTTGTGCGCCGCGGCGTTCTCGACGCCCTGACCGTGGGATCTGGTTATTTCGGTCCGCGCCAGACGCCGCGCCGGATAGGATCCCGGTCCGTACGCGATCGGATATTCGGTCGCGATCGATTTCGGTTGTCCGGGAATAATCTCCCCTTTTTCGTTGCGTTTCGGTCGCAGATCCGGATAGAGATATTTTTCGACGCGGCGCGCCATATCCATTGCGGACTCGCCGACGGCGATCCCCTCACGGATCGCGCCGTCGATCTGGCGCCGCGTTTCGTTTCTGGCGTCCCACAATCGGTCGCTCAACCGGTAACCGTCCGCGCGGACCCAGATCCGCTGCGTATCCAGATTCGCGGCGGCGGTGAGTCTGGCGGTCGCGGCGGTATCGCCGGTATGAACGCCGTACAGCCATTGATTTTCGTCCGCGACGGTTTCGAACGGCGGAACCAGATCAATCGACGGCGCCAGAACGTCGCCGGTTTTGGTTTTATCTGCCATCGGTCATTGCGCCGGCGAGTTCCGGATCCGTATCGACGATCGCGGCGTATTGATCGGCGCCGGTCCGGACCGCGCGCGTAAACGCGGATTTCTTGGATTGTTCGATTGAGTCCTGCAATTGGGACGGCGCGCCGCGATAGCGCGGGTACAGATAATCGAGCGCGGCGTCGACGTCCGCCATAATCGCTTTGTATGACTCAGGTTGAACGGTTGCGCGGTTCGGATCGTCTGGCGCCGCGGGATCTGGCGTTCCGTTCGCGCGGATTGCGCCGCCGACGCGGATCGCGAAATCGCGGTACGGATCGGTTACGGCGATATCCCCGCGGATCCGTTCCGCGGTCAGGTCCGCGCGGTTCTGGCGATCGGCGGCGGATAGGTTCGCCATTTAGACACCTTTCGGGAGTTCGATCGGATTTCCGTCCGAGTCGATAACGATCCGCGGATCGTTCGTTCGGTAGAAATTCCCCGCCGGCGGTCGCTCAACCGATCCGAGCGGAACCGGCGCGTCTGGCGGTTTCGTTGCCGATCGGGACTCGATCGCCGCGGACAACGCCGCGAACGGATCGCGCGCGGCGGCGGTTTCTATCGCCGTCGCGATTCTGGCGAGTTCTGTCGCGATCTGGTCGAGTACCCGGATCAATTCCGGCGAGTTAGATTGCGTCACCGCTAGCACCCGTTTCCGGCCTGTCCGGACCCGATCCGACCATCAGCGCCGTCATTTCCTGCGCGCGTTTCTTTCGTTCGAGCATCATCGTCGCGATTTCTTTATCGTTGAGTAGTCCGGATTTTTTCAACAGAACCGCATCGTCGAGTTGTTGCAATTGAACGAGCGCGCCGACTTTCGCTTTGTCTGATTCCGCCTGCGCCGTCGGATCCAGACGTTCCGGCGCCGCGAATAGCGGTTTGATCATTTTGTTTTCGTCGAGCGTATCGATTCCGAACGCGTTCTGTATTTCGGTCGATCGGTGCGCCAGAGTTGCCCACGACGGACCGGTTGTTTTCGTTAGTTGAATCGTTTTGTCGACTAGCGGCTGTTCAGCGCGCATTAGCGCCAGACCAGACGGCCAGTCGCCGCCGGTAATTACGAATTCCGGCGTTCTGGTCGAACTCGCCGCCGCCTGTTTTTTGGCGATTAGAACGTCGATCAGTTTCGACATATCGCCGGCGTTGAGCGCGCCGACACGCGCGTCCGAGTTCGCGGACGTGATGATATAGCCCGGTCCGATATAGAGTGTTTCTTCATCGCCGTTCGCATCGATTTCCGGTTGATAACCGGTCACGAAATAGACTTGAAATCCGGTCGTTCTGGCGGCGGAAATAATGTCCCAGTGGATATCGTTGATCTGGTCCTGAATACCGATAATTCCGCCGTCGAGATCGGACATTCCGTAGGATCTGGCGCCAGACGCTTTTTGATTCGAGAAATGGATCATCGGAACGCCGAGCGGAGATCCGTTCCGTTTCAACCACGGTTCGACCGGTAGTTTGTCGATTCCCTCGGCGGATCCGTCATACGGTTCCCAGACCGGACCGCGGAGAACGTATCGCTCAATCCGATCGTGGAAATAGATGTTCCGGAGTCGCAGCGTTCGTTTGGATCTGGCGCCGACGTTCGGATCGCGGATCTCCCATTCTTTGACGCCGAACTCGGGTTCCTCATCTTCATCGGTATAACAGACCCACGAACCGGTAACGCCGTCCCACCACGGTTCTAGGTGCGCGGTAACGCGACCGGCGGACGGTTCGCCGGCGGAATCGTGTTCGGTTACTTTCCAGCCGAGAATTGTCGCAACGTTGCCGTCCCGCGGCGCCGCGTAATGGATATCGTACTGTTTCCGATCCATCCGGTTTTTGATCCAGAGATCCTCATCGAGAAACGTTTGTACGTCCGGATCGTCGACGGCGAAACCGGTTAGTTCCGCGCGCGACGCGACGGTCGAAACGATTTTGTCGCAGATATTGTCAGCGAATCGTTCCGGGATAATCGGATAAATAATCCGCCGTTGTTCGGTTGTCAGAGTGCAGAATTGATCGCCGCGCGCGTATCGGCGGAACGTGTCCGTCTGGTTCGGATCGCGTGACGTCGCCGTTCGGAGTCGCGCGATCCGATCGTGAACAGATTCGGCCATTACTACCCCCGACGGCGGCGTTCTCGCCGTTGTGCAGTTCGATCGTTTGGATCATCCCACGGTCCGCGCGGTCCCGGATCGTTTTTCCGCGATACGGTCCGACCGGTTCCGGTGCCGATATCATACCCGTGTATTAGCGCCTGCGACGTCGCGTCGACTTGATCGTCATTCGCGCCGGCGGGGAAAACGCAGAGTTCGTCGACGTATTTCTCAATCCACGGCGCGATCGATGGGTGGGGGAGATAAACGTTGCCGGCGTCGAAATAAATCGTTACCGCGTCCGCGCGGGTGTATTTGTCGCCGTTTGGCTCAACCTCGATCATGCCCGGTACGCGCGATTTGAGCGTGTTTACGATCGCCGGTCCGTTCGCTTTGTTCTCGATCAATAGCGGACGCGCGTCACGGTATTTGCCGGCGAACGATTCGACCGCGGTAACCTGCGTCAGGAATGACGCGCGATCGCGGTATTGATCGAGTAAATAGGTTTCGGATCCGACGCGTCCCCAGACTTGCCCGACACAATACGAACCGGTTTCGGTTTCCTTTACGGACGCGTCCCACGATTGCCATTTCCGTTCGAGTCGCGGATGCATTGGTTTCTGGTCGCAAACGAATTCGCGCCCCGGTCCGAGTCGAACGCGGACCGGCATCGGCGCCGGACGGTCCGCCGGATACCAGTAACGCATCGACGTCCGCTTGAATAGGTTTCCCTCGGACGCGACCGGTCGCGATTGAAATTGCGCGTTCCACATGCGACTCGACATCGTTGCTTTGCGGCGTTCGAGTTCGGCGATCGTCCAGCGTTCCGGCCAGAGTGGTTCCCCCCATTCGCGTCCGAGCGGATCTGGTTTCCCCGGTTCTGGTTCCGCGATCGCTTGAAACTCGACGACGGTCCATTGATCGGAATTCGGATCGTCCGCCGCGGCGCGGAGTAATCGACCGATTAGATCGTCCTCATTCCAGCGCGTCGCGATAACGATCACGGCGCCGCCCGGTTGCAGACGCGGATACGCGGTGTCGGTATACCAGTCCCAGACAGATTCCCGAACCGTTTCCGAATCCGCCTCGGCGATATTTTTTACGTAATCGTCGATTAGCAGGATATTGGCGCCCATTCCGGTAACGGCGCCGGTTACGCCGGCGGCGTTGTATTCGCCGCCGAAATTGGTTTCCCATTGCTCAACCGCGGCGCGTTGTCCGGAGATCGTTACGTTCGGAAACGGAAACCGCGGATCCGCAACATGGTTTCTGGCGCGGCGCGAGATCCGGTTCGCGAGTTTGGCGACGTACGAACAGCAGATAATCGCGTGCTGCGGGTGCCGTCCGAGATACCACGATGGGAATTTGATCGACGCGAGTTCGGTTTTGCCGTGGCGCGGCGGAAACGTAACGATCAGCCGCTTGATCGCGCCAGACTCGACGGATTCGAGCGCGGCGGCGAGTGCGTAATGAACGCGCGACGGTTCGTACGTCGGCGTCATTCGTTTGGCGTAATCGATCAACGATATTTCGCCAGACTCGGCGAACGGCGCGTCGATAAACGCGTCAATCCGATCGGCGAACCGATCCAGTAGAAATTTCTCTAACCCCTGTGGCGATTCGGGCAAGCGCGCCGCGATCGTTGACATTCTCAATTACCAACTGCCATAACCGGTCGATTATGAGCATCCCTTGTTCGCTAGTGATCATCATTTGAGCGTCGACCAGCCGGCGCCGTTCCGTATCGACGATCCGGCGCCGGCGTTCGATTAGCGAAACGGCGCGATCCTGCGCCGATAGCGCGGAGTTCTCCGCGGCGACGATCGCGCGCATCGCGTCCGTTGCGTCGAGTAGTCCGGCGGCGTCCTTTTGCTGGGCGGCGAGATCTCGATCGGCGAATAGTTTTTTGAGCGTCCGCCAGTTCTCCGCGGATCCGCCAGACGCCGCCGCGGACAACGCGTCCGCGACCATCGAATCGATCAATCCGATTTCGTCTGACAGATCCAGAATCGACGCCGAGATCCGCGACCGATCGTAAACGTCGACCAGATTCGCCGGAATTACGGACGAATAGCGACCGTGTTTGTACGTCGGATGACTCGGACCGGCGGGATAGGATTTGCCGCCGTGGAGTCGACAGCGTCCGTTTGGCATTGCCCACGCTAGGCATTTGGCGCCGGTCCGTCTGGTTTTCGCGCCGCAACGTTTCGGCGACGGTCGATCGGTTGTTATCCGGTTTGTCATATAGGGCGTCCGATCGCATACGCGGTGGTTCCGATCGGTTACTTGATCGCGATCCAGCCGGCGAAATTGACCCATCGCCAGAAACAATCGACCTCACGGAAACCGGCGTCGCGGAGTAGTTGTTCGTTCATTCTGGCGGAAATCGGGACTTGAACGCCCTCTAACGCGAACCGTTTCCGTTCGATTTCGTCCGTTGTATATCCGTTGTCGCGTTTGAGTCGGTGATACCGATCGACGAAAACCGTATCGAGCGCGGCGCCGTCTGGCAGGACTTTTTCGACCAGAACGAACGCGCCGCCCGGATTGAGCGAATCCCAGACGCGGCGGACGATCGGAATCCGGTAATTGATCGGAACGAACATCAGCGTTAGAACGGACAGAACGATCGACGCGTCGACGAACGGAAACCGATCGGTCCGGAGATCGGTTTTCTCGATCCGGACCAGATCGCCGGGATAGGTTGCGAACCGGAGTTTCGCGGCGGCGATCATCGGATCCGAGATTTCGAGTCCGACGTAACGGTTGCCGGCGCCGAACCGGTTCAGAAACGGAACGAACGCCTCGCCGCGGGACGTTCCGAGATCGGCGATCGTCGAGTCTGGCGTCACGAACGGCGCCGCCAGATCGAACACGAGCGCGCGCATCTGGCGGTAATCGGGGATCGATCGATCGAGCATATCGTCGAATACGTCCGTAACCGATTGATCGAACTCCCACCGTTCGGTTGCCGGCGTATGTCCGAGCGAACTCGCCGGCGCGATCGGTTGCGCGTCTGGTTTGACGTCGCCGCGGAGTTGTTCGGCGCCAGACTCGGCGAGAACGATCCGATCCGAATCGGCGTATTCGTTCGGCGCGGTCGGTTTCCGGAAATAGTGGGAGAAATCTCTAACCATCGATCTGGTCCTTTCGGTTGAGCGAATCGAGAATCGCGGCGATCTCGACGGCGACGGCGCGCATCATCAGCGGCGGAACGGCGCGACCCAGACGTTCCCACTGTTGCGCGTAGGTTCCGGTCAGTTCGAAATCGTCCGGAAACGAACAGATCCGGCGTAATTCCGGAATCGAGAATTTCCGCCGTTCGAACGGGTGCATGATTGTCGCGATCGACGGATCGCCGCCGGACGCGGTTAGCGTTCCGGCGGCGTCGTCCGGATCGGTTCGGACCAGAGAAAAAAATTTGCCAGATTGCGCGCCGGGTTTGAGTTTCCCCCATTCGTCGCCGATCGCGTAACCGGTAACGTCGAGTCCGGATTCGACCGCGGTCCGCCGGCGTTCGGCGATCGTTTTCCGTTTCGGCGGATCTGGCGCCGGCGGCGTTCCGGTTTCGATCCGCCAGCCCTGTTGTCGACCGCCGCCAGATCCGAGAATCGTCGCCATTGGTTCGTTGAGCGCGTCGACGTCTGGTAACGCGAAATCGCCTTTCGTCCGGTTCGTAATCCGGACCGGCGGTTCTGGCGCCGGCGGCGTTCCGGTTTCGACAGAAAACGCGAATCCGGAGTTATCGCCAGACGCGCCGGCGGTAACGGTCGGTAACGGTTGATCGAGCGGGATTTCCTTTCCTTGCCGATCTGGTCGCGCGCCGGTTCCGTAACGAACGCGGACCGATCGCGACGCTTGAACGGCGCCCATTGGAATATCAGTTCCGTAATCGGCGTGACGATCGAATCCGGTCGCGCCCTCGATCTGGTCGCCGGATCCTAACCACGGAATCGCGTCGCGGACCGAATAGCGGTATTTGAGCGGATCCGGAAACCGCGGTTCGGCGTCGAGATCGTTCCGGACGCCGATAAATATGATCCGTTGCCGCTTTTGCGGAACGCCCAACCATTGCGCGTCGAGTAACCGCGCGCGGACGTTGTATCCGGCGTCGATCATCGCGCGCAGGATAATCTTGAAATACCCTTTCGCGGTCCCTTTGACCAGACCGGAAACGTTCTCGGCGACGAACGTTTTCGGTTGCAGATCGCGGACCAGACGGACGAATTCGAAAAACAGATCGTCCGAGCGTTGCGCGGTATCCGAGTATCGCGAAACGGTCCCCCACTTTTTTTCGCGTTTGCCGGCGGTTGAGAATGACGCGCAGGGCGGAGAACCTTCCAGACAGTCGATTTCGCCGATCGGAATTCCGGTCGCGTTGACGATATCGAGCGCGGAGATCTGGCGGATATCGGCGTCCGAGATCAGCGTTCCCGGTTCGGCGTTTGCCGCGTACGTATCGCGCGCCGCCGGAACGAATTCGTTCGCCCACGCGACAGAGAAACCGGCGAGTCGAAATCCGAGACAGGATCCGCCGGCGCCGGAAAACGTCGAAACGAGTTTGTATCCGTTTTTGGGAATCGCGCGGATCTCGGCCATTGACGGAACGGCGTAGGGCGGTTTTGTCAGATCTGGCGGCGGCGGCGGCGGGATATCGAGCGGAACGGCGAGTTCGCTATGTGTCCAGAGATTACCGTGAGTCTGTACGGTCGGCGACGGATCGTCGACCTGAACGCGCGGTACGATCTGGCGCGTCATCCGGACGTTTTTCCGGACCATTCGTACCCGCATTTCGGGCACTCGAAATCGGTCGCGATATTCTCGCCGTATTCCGGAAACTCGGACGGCGGCGTTCCGCCAGATCCGCCGGCGCCGTTCTCCGCGTCGCGTTCGGCGATCGCGGTGAGTTCCCATTCGGCGAACGCGTCCGCCGGTAGTAATCCGCGGTCGCGATCGGCGGCGATTTGTTCGGCGTCCCACGCCAGATCGATTTCGGCGGCGCGGTTGTCCGTATAGGCCAGACCGCGACCGATCGGCGTATCGATCTCGACGTCCGTTCGTTGAACGACAACGAGTTTTGTTCCGTCCGATTGAATCGTTTCGATATCGAGTCCGAGTTCGCGCGCCTGTTCGAGCGTTTTGTTGCCGGCGATAACCGTTCCGGCGCGATCGACCAGAATCGAGCGACCGGCGCCGTAATCCGAGATCGAGTCATAAATCATCGTTCGACCGCGGTCCGTTCCGACGTTTGCGTTATTCGCGTCGAGAATCAGGTCCGCGGCTGATCGGATCGTTTTCCGGCGTGCCAATACGTATGTCCTTTCGATTGCGCCGCTAGCACCTGTTTCCGGCGTGTCTGGCAGGATACGCGAAACCCGATCGCGCGCCGCTGGTAGCCTAGCACGATCGGGTATCCGGTTGCGTTGATTGTCTGGCGGCGGTTAGTCCGGTTCGGCGTTGAGTTCGGCGCGGAACCGTTCGAACTCGGCGAACGATTGCGTTACGCGACCGCCGAGCGGTTCGAGTCTGGCGCGGATCAATTCCGCGGACGCCGCCTGATACGGAACGAGATCGTCATCGTTTTTGATTCCGGACGATTCGGACGTCGCCCACATACGGATAACGGCCAGACAGATATCGGCGGCGACGCCGAGTAGCGTCGCCTGTTTCTCGCCGAGCGAACCCGATTCCGGCGGTCGTTCGGTTGTCATCTGGCGCAACGTATCCAGAATCCCGGCGACGGCGCCGAGTTCGGTAATAAACGGCGCCGCTAACTCCGCGGAGTCGCCGCGCCAGACAATACCGATTCCGCCGTCCTCGAACGGATCCGGCGCCGGCGGATTGTCCCGGTTGATATAAACGCGACCGTTGCCGTTGAGTTTGCGTGCTTTTGCCATTTTTGGATCTCCGATCCGTTACGAAAATAAATCGACGATCGCCGCGACGATAAATCCGGCGAGATAGAGAACAACCAGACCGGCGAGAAACCAGATCAGGAACCGTTTGAGCGGTATTCCGCGATAGGCTGACATTAGTGTTTCGGACCGGAGAACGCGTCCGGATTGTTGAGTAAATCGGTAGTCCGGCGACGCGATTCGAATTCGGTCCGATCGACAACCTCGGCGCCGCGCGCGACCAGTTCGGCGATAACCAGATCGGCGAGTTCGAGAACGTACGCGCGGTGCGCGGCGATTTCGTCCGGTTCGGTCGCGTATTCGTCCTGCCAGATTTCGAGCGCCGTATTGAGCGCCTGTTCGCCGACAGAGAAAACGAGCGACATTGCCGGTTTGCCGATCTGGTCCGCAACCTGCGCCAGCATTTGGAAAATAACGGACGATTCGATTATCGAGTCGAGAACGACGTCGATCATTGCCGCCGGCGGATAGGATCCGGCGAGTCCGACGCCGTCGATCTCCGCGTCTGGTTCTGGCGCCGGATCTGGCGCCAGAATGTCATTGTCCAGATCGCCGAGCGCGGCGTTCGTCGCGAGTGCGAGTTTGTCGATCGACCGTTCGATCCGCGCCAGATCGCGCCGGAGTTCGTCCGCGCGGTCCGGATCGAGATTCGCTTTTGCGTCCTCGATCGCGCGTTTGAGCGCAACGCCGGCGAGTTCCGCGGCGTGCGAGAACGCGACGAAATCGGACGGCGACAGAACGACCGCGATTTCGGGAATTCGGATTGTCATCTTAGAACCACCCACCGCTATCGTCGATCCGTTCGATTTCGTCCTCAGTCATCGTATAACCGGCGAGATCTGATTCGTCCGGAACGATATCGCCGAGATCCGAGCGGTCGATCGCGTCGAATTTCATGTGCCGATCGACGATCCGGAAAAACGGTCGCTCAACGCCAGACAGTCCGATTCCGCACCAGACGTGAACGCAGCGCGACTTTTGCGCCAGAACCATATAACCGGTTAGGAGAACGCCGTCCGTATCGATCTCGAACGACCAGCCGACGCGATCGGCGCCGTTATCGAGAATCGCGTCGAAATCGCCGCCGGGTTCGAAATCGAGATCGACCAGATTATCGACGTACATATCGTCTGATTCGAGCGAATCGATAAACGTATCGATTCCGGTTTTGGCGATTCCGCGATACGCGTCCGCGGCGTCTGACGTCGAGTCGCTAACGGTTGCCATTGTCAGAACGAGAACCGGACCGCCGGCGAAAATATCGTCCTTTTCGAACTGGCGCGATATTCCGTAATCGGACGCCGCCGCCGGTTTGAGATTGAGTCCGCCGGCGATTCCCGCGGCGGCGAGTCCGCCGAGTAATTGTCGGCGCGATAGAGATTTCATCGATTTCTGATCCTTTCAGAAAAACCTAACAACGGCGCCGGAACGTCCGGCGCCGTATTCGTTAGCGGGTGTTGAGATAGTCGGCGTACGCCAGATTGAAAATCCGCTCACGCGATCCGCGCGATTCCGGAACGAAAATCGATTCGTCGAAACCGTCGAATTCGACAGAGAAATAGGTCGAGAATTTGCGGATCCGGCCAGACAGAAAACCGGTTTCAGTTTTCGCCAGAAACGCGGAGATCTGGTCGCCGGAAACCAGACGCGACCAGCGTCCGGATCGGTTCGTTTGCCAGAGTTCGAAAACAACCGGAATCGTTGTCACCGGTTTCGGCGATCGGTATCGGTATCCCATCAGAACCGCGCCGCGTTGTGAAACTGGATTCCGAGATTCGCGACGCCGCGGAGTTCGTCGATCGACCGTTCGGTATCGATCGCGCGGTTCAGCCAGTAGGCGACCGTTTCGTCCGCGTTGCCGTAACCGGCGTCGACGGCGATTTTCGCGGCGGCGAGTTGCCGTCCGATCTCGACGGCGTCGACGCCGAGAACGAGCAGCCGAGCGTGGATCGCGACGTCTGTTTTGTTGAGCGGTTCGATTGAGCGCATTTGCGTTTCCTTTCGCGGCGCCGGCCAGTTCCGGCGTTACGCGACTAGGTTACGCGATCGAGAACCAGACCGTCAACCTGACGCCGGCGGGATCCGTCCGTCCGGATCGATATCGAGATCCCATTCGACGATCGCGACGTCGCGAAACGCGGCGAACGCGGCGCCGAGCGCGGCGGCGAACGCCGGGATCTGTCCGATCCGTAACGCGACGTCGGACAGCACCCATTCTTTGTTCGGATTGCCGCGATCGGCGAATCGAACCATCCGTTTGCGGCGGTATATCTGACAGACGATATCAGGCGATCCGCCGGCGCGGTAGAGAAATCCGTGGATCTGAATTTTGTACGCGTCGCGGTAATACAGACCGTCCGGCGTTTCGTCGACGATCCGTTCGACGTTGATCTCGATCGGATAGGTTCGTTTAGAAACCATCGATTCGTTTCGTTTCGCGTTCTGGCGGCGGCGGCGCGACGTCGAAATCGATCGCCGGCGCGTTGAGTCGACAGAAATATGACCGCGGTGGCCAGATCACGCCGCGCGGATAATACGGAACGTGCCGCCGCCACTCCGCGCGGAGATACGCGTCGATCCGCGCCATTACGATCTCCGCGGCGTTGAGTAGTTCCGGATCGATCGCGGACGTATCGGCGGTCCGAAACGCGTTGAGCGCGACCGTTGCCGATTTCCAGTCCCACGTTCGCCGGAATTGATAGTCGCGGACAACCGCGGCGATCTGGCGCCGGACCGGACCGCGATCGAGTATTCCCACCTGTTTGACCCCTAGCGCAGCGGAGAACCCGGTTTCCGGCCTGAATTGGCCTATTCTGGCGCGTTCGTCCGGATCGTAACCGATCGGATCCGGCGCCAGACACAAAAAAACCGCCGGCGCGTCTGGCGCCGGCGGTTCTGGTTCGGTTCTATTTGGCGACGGTCCGGAGTTTCGAATCGCGGTCGATCAATTGATCGGCGACGCCGGCGTTTTCGAGTAGCGTTTCGAGCGACAGTTTGGTCCGATAGAGATCGGTCAGTTTCGCTTTGTTCTCGGCGACCGTTTTCGCGTGGGCGTTGAGATTCCGCATCAATTCCTCAACGCGTCCGCCGGTTTGCCACGCCGTTTCGCCGAGAACGTCGATTTCGTTGTTCCGCGCGGCGCCGTCGAGTCTGATCGCGGCGGACTGGATATCGCCCTCAGCCCATTCGATCCGTTCCTCTAGGTCGAGTATCCGAGCGACGATTCCGGCGGCGAGTTTGCTATCCATTGTCGAGTTCCTTTCGAGCGACGTTGCCGCGACCAGTTCCGCGGTAACGAGTCCATAGTACGCGATCGCGTAACGGTTCGCCACCTACTTTGGCACCTACAAAAAAACCGGCGCCGGATCTCGCCGGCGCCGGTTGATTGATTGAGCGGTTACAGACCGTCGTACGGCGTCGCGGTCCGGTTGAGATCTGCCAGACATTCGTCGCACCAGTACGGATTCGTCGGCGTCGCGGCGACGTTGCAGACGAAACCGTTTTCCGGACAACCGCCGCACGTCGCGCCGTCGCGGACGGCGACCGCGATCAACATCAACAGATCGCGATTGTCCCCCCACGGCATTGCCGCGGACGGATTGTATTTCTGGTCCCATGACTCGCCGAGTATTTCGCGCGCCGCCGGTTCCGTTATTCCGAGTCGCGATTCGAGTTCCGGGAATCGTTCGTACGTCATCTGTCTGGTCCTTTCGATCTGGCGCCGGACCAATTCCGGCGCCGTCCGGATCGTACGCGATCGCGCAACCGATCCGCCACCGGACGCCAGATACGAAAAACCGCCGGCGAGTTCCGCCGGCGGTTGTCTGGTCGATCGGTTAGAGATCGTGATGGTTCGTCGGATCGTTGCGCGACCATTCCGCGATTCCCGGTTCGAGTTCGTCGAGCGAAATATCGCCGTACTCGGAGATCTGAATATGGTCCGGATAATCTGGCGCCGCGGCGGTTCCGGCGGCGATCGCCAGATCGAGCGTATCGAATTCGCGTTCGTCGACGCGTATCGGTTCGGCGTCCGGATCGGACGTCCGCCAGAATTCGAGAACGAACGGTTTCGGTTCTTTGTTGAGTATCCGAGTCATTGCGGTTTTGTCCTTTCAGCGTTGAGCGCGGCGCCGGTCTGGTCCGGCGCCGTTTGATCGATCGGTTATTTGTACGTTCCGTTGAGCGTGTGCCAGAACGCCAGACCGTCGCGTTTCCGTTGTTCCCACGCCGCGCCGGTAAACGGTTTCAGATCCGCCGCGGTCGCGTTGTCCGCGATCGTTTTCGCCGGACCGTTGTCCGCGTGATCGTTGAGTTCGTATTGTTTGGTTTTCCAGAACCGATAACGCGCGACCGTATATCCCGGCCAGTTTTGCGTCATATACCGATCGATCCGATCGTCGTATTTCGGTCCGCCCTCACGATCGATTCGATCGAGTAGAGACAGAGTTTCGCGGAACGGCATCGCCGTTTTTCCTTTCGCTATCGCCCGAACCAGTTTCGAGCGTCCGCAACCAGTATACTCGATCGCGTAACGGTTTGCCACCGGACACAAAAACGCCGGCGCCAGATCCGGCGCCGGCGTTGAGTTGTTGCGCGTTATTTGGCGCGGAGTGCGAGTTCGTCGCGATAGGCTAACGCGGTCCGTCGCGCCGCGACCGCCGCGAATGGATCGAGCGCGTCAGCGGTTTCGAATCGTTCCGCCCAGTAAACCAGATCGGCGACCGATCGCCGTTTCGCGAGTTTGGTCAACCGTCCGTATTGCGTCGATTTCCGATCGGCGGCGGCGAGTTTGGCGGCGTCCGCGGCGAGTTTGGTTTCCATCGATTTGATCCTTTCGAATTCTGTCCCGGCGCCGGACCAGACCGGCGACCTGTTCATAGTACGCGATCGCGTAACGGTTCGCCACTCGACGCCAGATAACAGAAACGCCGGCGCCAGATCCGGCGCCGGCGTTTGTTCGGTTGAGCGGTTGTTACCGATCGCGGACTCGGAGAACGAACCGGACCATTCCGTCGAAATCGACGGCGACGTATTGTCTGGCGCCGTCCGCGTCGACGGCGACCTGTTGGTATTTCGCCATATTTGGCGCGGCGAGTTTGAGCGCCGATCGTTCGCTATTACAGAGAAAATTGAATTCGGACATTCGTCCGTGTCCCCACGGCGTTGTATTGATTTGCGTAACCGCGAACGTTTTTCGAACCGCTTTGGCGCCCATTGTTTTGATCCTTTCGAGATCTGTCCCGCCGGCGAACCAGATCGCCGACGCCGTTCATAGTACGCGATCGCGAAACCTAACGCAACGTCGGCGGAATCGCGTCCGGTTCGAACTCGGCGAGAACGTCGAGTAAATCCGTAAACGCGATTTCGTATTCGTTTTTCGGAATCGGACGGACGATCGTCGCCAGACCGGTAACCCAACCGGTTCCGTCGAGCGCCGCCGAGCGAACGATCCGGAATACGGATTCCTGTCCCGGCGTAACGCGCCGCTTTTGCGATTTGAGTTCGAGAACGGCGACGATTCCGGGCAGGACGATAACCAGATCCGGACAGTCCGTCATTTCTGGCGATCTCCGCGAATCGCGAACGTGCCACGCGCGTCCGCCGAGAACCGCGACCAGATCGACAATCGTCGCTAACATCTGGTCCTCGGACATAGTCGCGGCGTATTCGTCGCGTGAGATCTCGCCGTCTGGCGCCGTCCGTCTGGTCATTATTCCGCCGCCGGCGCCGGTTTGCCGAGATAGCGATCGATATCGATTCCGGCGGCGGTTCCGAGCGTCCGGATCGCGTCGACCAGAATCGGCGCCGGTTCGGACCGTTCCGATATCCACAACGCCGCGGTCGCGGCGCCGATAACCAGACAGAGTGTCGAGCGGTCGACCGTTACGGTTGAGAAATCGTCCGGATCTGGCGTCGGTTCCGGATCCGGATCGGTTGTTTCTGTCCGCGGTTCCGTTACCGCTTGATCGTCGCCGTACTCGATGATTTGTTCGGTTGTCATTTCTGTCCTTTCGCGGCGCCAGACGCCGTCGCTAACGTTAGGTTTTCGCAGTGGTCCGTAATTTCGCGCCAGATCTCCCACGGATCAACCGGCGCGCCGCATTTCGGACATTCGGTTTTGTCCGATCCGTATTTCGCGTTCTGGTTGCAATTGCCGCACCGCGCGATAAACCAGCCGATTTCCGCGGCGGTCCAGAACGAACAGTTAGGCATTGCGAACGTCAATTCGACGTGACAGGTTGCGACCGGTCGCATCGGATCCGGCCATATGCCGAGATCGACCAGACCGACGCGGAGATCGAATTCGTCGATCCGCATTACTCGGCGCCGCGGTATTTGCGGATCGCCGCCAGATCCGCCGGCGTAAAGACCCAGACGCCGCCGATTAGCGTTCCGACGCCGATTTTCTCCGCGGTTAGTTGAAACGTCCGTTTCTTTAGTCCGAGTTCGTCCGCGGATTGCGCGGCGGTCCGGAGTTCGGCGATCGCCGTTCGATAACCGATTTCGAATGACACCGGATCGTCGGCGACCTTGGTCGCTTTGGTTCTGGTCGATGTTGCTGACATTGTGGTCCGTTTCGCGGATCCGGTTAGGATTGCCGCGCCCTACTCGATCGCGCCGGCGGCGGAACAGATCCGGCGCCGGCGATCGATTGTTCGTTTGGTCGCGCCATTACGCGATCGCAACGATCGTACGCGGATTTACTCGATCGCGTCAACCGCGGTAATTGCCGATCGCCTCGATAATCTGTCCCGGATCGAGTAACCGCGCGACCGTCCGCGGATTGAGAACGTTGTCGAATTGATCGAACGGAACGTTCGTCGTAATAACCGTCGAGCGGTTTTCCTCATATCTGGCGTTGAGTAACCGGAACGTTTCGGCGCGCGAGAAATCCGTCGAGTATTCGGTTCCGATATCGTCGACGATCAGGATATCGGTCCATTCCGCGTACTCGATCGCCGTCCGATCGTTTTCCCGGAATATCTGCAACAGATCGCCGAACGGGAGAAACGAAAACGATTGCGGATACGGATCGAGTCCCGCGGACGTCTGGCAGATCTGGCGGACCGCGCCGAGCGCGCCGCCGGTTTTGCAGGATCCGATTTCGCCGGCGAGTATTAGGTTGAGTCCCGGCGTGGTCCGCCGGCGATCGACCCATTCCGCCAGATCCGCGGCGAGTTGCCGGTTCGGTAACGAGTCGAGCGTTCCGGCGCGGTAACGTAGCGGAACCCGTCCCTCCCAGAGTGTCAGCCACGCGTCGAGCGCGCGTTCGGTCCGTTCCGCTTTGCCGATCTCGAACCGTTGTCGCGGCGGTTCGTTCTCGATCGGATCGTCGCTATCGTCCTCGATCGGTTCGTCGCTATTGAAATCGTTCATTCTGGTTTCCCTTTTTTGTATTTCGCCAGTTCTGGCGAGTCCCATCCGCCGCGATCGTCCGCGGTAATCAGTCCGCGCGCCGTCGATCCGCGCGGTTGCCGGCGAGTTGTTTCACGTGAAACATTCGGCGCCGGCGCCGTCCAGTTGAAATCGTCTGGCGCCGTCGGATCGCGACCGTACGCCGTCCGGAATTGCTGTTTCCAGAATCCGAATTCGGTTTCTCGATCGAGAACTTTCGCGACCGATGGAACGTAATGGATTCCGCCGGCGCGGAGTTTCGCGATCGTATACCGCGTTAGCGCGGCGATCTGGTCCGGCGCCGGCATCGTTCCGTTCGATTGCGTGTATCCGAGTATTTCGATCGATTCGTTTTTTGCGCGCGCCCATTGAGCGGATTTCGGTCCGATCTCCGCGGCGGCGGCGTACGCGTCGAAAACGGCGGTCCGTTCGTCTGCCAGATCCGAAACGTCCGATCGTTCGAAAATCGGTCCGCGCGGTAGAGAAAAATTCTTTTCGTTTATTGACTTGTTAAGTATGACTTGTTTGGGCAACATATTGGTCGCGTCCGGCGGCGTATTTGTTGCCCCTGCCGGACCGATTTGTTGCCCCTCAACCGAAACCGGACCGATTTGTTGCCCCTCGATCTGGTCGATCGGACCGATTTGTTGCCCCTCGACGCCGAGTAGCGACCGGTTGAGTCGGTAGAGATTCGTTCCGTAGCGACTCGCCTGTTTGATCGTTGAGATCTCGCCGAGTTGTTCGAGCGACCGCAACGATCGCTGAACCTGAATTCGCGAAATTTTGACGGTCGCGGCGATCGTTTCAACCGCCGGATAACACTCGCCGGAATCGCGATCCGCTTTTTGGGCGATCGCGATCAGAACCAGCAGATCCGTCAGTCTGGCGGCGGAATTGGCGAGAACGCCGTCGATCCAGTTGTATCCCATCAGCGGCGATCCGGACGCGACGCGGTCCGCGGTTCCGCGGTCGTGGATTTGATTGTCACGGATTTGGTATCCTTTCGGCGGTATCCTATTTGGCACGAACTGCCGAATCGAAAACGGATCGCCTCACCGGGCGGTCCGTTTTTCGTTGTGTCCGTCCGTTATATCCGATTCGTTGACTTTTTGGAATTGCGGTCCGTTAGCGGTATCCGAACGTCGCCAGACTCCGCGGATCGACCGCGATCAACCGGTCCGCCGGAACAGACTCGGCGACCCGGATTCCGGTCGCGAACGATCGGCGATTGATCCGGACAACGCCTGCGCGTTCGACAACCGGTCCGTCGACCTCATAACCGCCGGGTTCGTATTCGAGCGGGAGAATCATTCCGGGACGTAATTCGACCGCGTCGATCGCCGGAACGGATCCGACGCCGCGGAGATAAATTTCGGTCCGGATCGAACAGAGTTCCGGAACCGGTCCGAAAATCAGATTTCCGAAACTGGTTCCGGCGCCGAGCGCGCGACCGTCGAGCGCGTCCGCGGCGGCGATAACGAAACCGATCGCGGTCGCGACGTGGCGATCGTCCGTCCGCGGTCCGTTTCTGGCGCGCCGTCCGAGTTCGTCGACCAGATTCGCGCGCCACCGTTTGCCGTAATCGACGATCGCCGCGGTTGAGTAACCGGCGAGTTCGCGTTCGCCGCGTTCGATTCCGTCCCAGACGGCGCACACGTTCGCGGTCCGGATCTCGGCGAACGCCGGTAGAAACGCCGGCGCGACGATATAACCGGCGGTATCGTGACCGCGGTTATCTGGCGCGATCGACGCCGGTCCGTCCGCGATCGGACCCCACGGAATACCCGCCGCGATCGCCCACGCCGCGGCGACGGCGGCGTTGTAATTGCCGTCGAGATCCGGCGCGAACGATTCCGCCAGAAATCGACCGTCCGGTAAACGAACGATCGCGTGACCGTCCGAACGGCGGTAAATTGAGATATCGTCGATTGTCCGGAACAGAACCGGTTTCATTTCGCGCCGTCCTCGATACGATTTGCGCGATCACGCAGTATCATCCTAGCCTAGTTACTCGATCGGATCAATCGTACGGACGTAACCGGAGAACAGACGTTGTTACCACCGCCGCCGCCGCCGCTATCTGTTGAGATCGACGCCGCGACGGACGGCGTTCCGATCGTCTGGTCCGACGAATGGTGGGATTCGTTGCCGGGATTTCCGGCGGTCGCCGCGAAAACGGCGTACGCGCACAAGCATTTCAATTCGGACGAACGGTTCGAGCGCGATCGGATCGCGTACGAAACAACGGTTCGCGCGGCATGGAATACCGCCGCCGGCGCGTATACGTCGACGGTTGAGAAAACGATCCTGCTGCAATGGTTTCCGACGTTCGTTGCGAATTACGTCGAACTATGGCGCCGGTATTACGTCGCGGTCGATATCTGGCGCAACGATCGGAGAACGAACGCGGCGCCGGCATACCGCCAGAAATCGCGCAAACAGGCGGAAACCGCGTCCGCCGCGGTTTTGCGATACGCGACCCGGGCGGTCGACGATTTCGTTTACGATCGCGCGTTTCTCGCCGCGGACGCCGAGCGCCGCGCCGCGGTCCGGATCCGCGCAACCCAATACGTCGCGGACCAGATCGCCGCGATCCGCAACCGACCGGTCCGCGGATTTGCGGACGCGAACCGACCAGAGATCGCGATCCGGATCGCCGCGATCTGTCGCGTTATTGCGACCGCCGAGTTTGAGGATCCGGCGTTCGCGCGCCAGACCGCCGTCTGGGTTCTCCGCGAACAGGAATCGTTAGGCGTCGACGTTATCAATTCGTGGAATCCGTTGTTTCTCCGCTATTCGCCGTTACTTGAATCGAGCGACCAATGACCGACTGCAACCATCCCGAAATCGATATCGCGCCGAACGCCGAGTTCGTTATCGATTGGCGCGGCGCCGGAATCGCCGTCCGTCTGGCGCCGATCCGGTGTCCGTATTGCGGAATGATCGCCGTATTCGATCGCGCGGCGACGATCGACGCGATCCGGAATTCGGATCCGGACGATCCGCCGGTTCTGGTTTACCGATACGCGAAACGTCCGCGATTGAATTTCGTTACGCGATCGACCGCGGCGCCGAGTGGTCCGCCGATACGCGATCGCGTACAATGACAGAGTCGCCGGCGAACTGGTCGCCGGGATTGAGTAAAGGATCAGAACCATGACCGATCGACAACTATTCGACGAACTCGGACCGATACCGACGCGGGAATCGGACAATCTATCGATCGCGCGACTCGAATTTCTACACGGCGCGTTGCCAGATAGCGACCACCCGATGTGGGACGAATACCGCCAGAACGATGATCGACGGCGCGCCGCGGCGAAACTCGCCGCGGCGGAATCTGTCGCCGCCGGCGACGTAACGGACGGTTACTGTCTGCAATGCGGTCGCGTTTACCACCAGATCGGACGCGCCGCGGTCGGACTCAATTGCGAGTCGAGTTGGTGCCGCGGAATCGTCGCCGAACTCAACGGCGGCGGTTGTTCGGTAATCGTTTCGAACGAATACCGCGACGCCGGATTCCCCGGCGACTATTCCGGACCAGACGATCCAGACGAATACGATCCGGATCCGTCCGATCCGGCGTATGACGCATACATACAGGGCCAGATCGACCGCGGCGAGAACGTCGGACCAGACGATCCGCCGGTCGCCGAATTCCGCGATTTCGCGCCGGCGTACGATCTGGCGTTCGTCGCCGAGTGCGATTCCGAAACGTGGGATCGCGTTACGGGGCGGACGCCGGCGCCAGATCCGGACGCGGTCGGAATCGATCGCGAACCGGTTACGGTCGAAACCGTTCTCGAAATGTTCGACGCGATCTCGGAATCGGTCGGAACCGTTACGTTCGACGTTGAGTTTCCGACGAATTTCGACGCGTTCGAGGACTCGGATTTCGAGGACTATATCGCGTTCGCCGAACAGAAATCCGCCGAGGCGTTAGCCTACGCGGAACGACTCGCCGACGAACTCGAACGGCGGCGATCGGCGGCGGCGGTTGAGCGCCAGACCGCCGAGCGGATCGAGAACGGATCCTATTCGTCGACGGTTGTCGACGGAACGGTTGTTTTTCAGACGCGGCGCGTCGATCTGGCGGCGGAGTAATGGCGAACGAACTCGGCGGCGCGTCCGTTCTCTATACCGCGACGAACGGCGCCAGATACGAAATCGACGCGATCCCGGATCCGAACGGCGATCGGTTCGGATACGAATACCGCGCGCCAGACGGCGAAACAACGTATCGACGCGCCGGATATCCGTATCGGACCGCCCTCGAATCGATCGACGCCGCGATCGACGCGGTCGAATTTATGGTTCGCCCGATCGAGTAAACTAGCCTAGTAACGGACGGATCGTCGGCGACGGCGGTCCGGTCCGTATAGCGTCTGTCGGATCGACCAGAGTTCCGCGACCGCGGAGTTAGATCCTTTCGCCGCGGTCGTTCTGGTCGAGACCAGTCCGGCGGACGCTATACGGACCGAATAGGTCCAGAACGAAAAAAACGGTCCGAATCGGCTGGAACCGACCGGACCGTAGGGTTTTTTGGAAACGGGAACAGGATACCACGATGCCAGAACCAGAACAGATTTCCGCCGCGCTGACCGCGCCGTTCGATCCGAGCGAAATCGAGATCAAGTCCGGAAACGTATTTCTCCCTCACGAAATCGTTCGCGCGCGGTTGATCGCCGCAACCGGAAACGTATTCGACTGGTCGATCGATCAGGTTCTATTCCGCGATGACGGCGCGACCAGACGCGCGGCGAATCAATCGACCGGCGAGATTCCGCGACCTATCGCGATGGTTGTTCTCGGAACGTTGACGATTCCGGGACTCGGATCGCGCGGCGGAATCGGAACGCATCCGATCGACGCCGGCGCCGGCGAGGACGCCGCGTATAAATCCGCCGAGTCTGACGCGTTGAAACGCGCCGCGATGGGATTCGGCGTCGGACTCGATCAGTTGTATATCAACGCCGCCGCAACGAAACGCGAAACGAACGGCGGATCCAGATCGGCGACGCGCCAGATCGCGGACGCGCCGCGGTCCGGTCATTCTGGCGGATTGAGCGACCAACAGTTCGCCGAACAGATCCGCGTCGCGGTTGTCAACGCGGACGGCGTCGAGTTCCGGCGTCTGGTCGACCAATGCGGCGACCATATCGGACGGTGGATTATCGTCGCGAAAAACGTATCGCCGGCGGCGGCGCCGTGGGTTCGCAACCGCGCCGAGTCCGCCGGCGTTCTCAACGATTTACTGGCGCGCGAACTCGATAAACGGATCGCGCCGGCGCCAGACCAGAACGCCGGACAATAACAATTCGGAAACGTCGCGCCGGGAATCGTTCTCGGCGCGTTTTTTGTTTCGCTAGTTGAGAGGAATTCCGCGAATGGCCAGACCATCGTTGCCAGACGAAATACGATCGAAACTCGAAAAAAACGGATTCGTCCGTCCGACGCCGTGTCCGTCCGTTGACCAATTCCAGCGAATGATTGCGAAACGCGGCGGCGAGGTAACGGTTACGGCGCGCGCGTCCGGATTGAACCACGCGTCTGTATCGCTAACCGGAATCGAGTTCGACGCGATCGCGGACGATCCGGGACTGGCGATCGCGTACGCGTTGAGCGCGGCGACGGCGTCGATCGCGCCGATGTTGCCGGGATTCGAACCGGTCGAAACAACGTATCCGGATCTCGAACCGATCGCCGCGGAGAACGGATCGCCGGCGATCGAAACGCCGGACGATTTACCGCCGGATCTGATCGTAACGATTATGTCCGATGAGGGACTCGATATCGTTCTGGCGCCGGACGGATCGTTCGTCGATTCCGCCGGACAATTGATCGACGATGATCGGATGACGTACGTCCGGTTTGAGGCGTTCAAGTGTTTGTCGCGGTTGCGCCGATCCGCCGCCGAGCGCGCCGCCGCCGCGATTCCAGACGAACCGGTCGACGAACTCGGACGCCAGTTGAAATCGGCGACGGACGCCGTTCTCTACGCGGACGCCGGACCAGACGGCGAACCGGCGCCAGATCCAGAGATTCCGGACGCGGATCCGGAAACCGAACCGAAACCCCGCCGGCGCCGAACGGCGAAACCAGAAACGGCGGTCGCGGAATGACCAGACCGAACGATACGGTTCTCGAAATTCTCCGCGCGGTAACGGACGAATATCAACGGTTGCAGAAATCCGGCGGACCGCCGACGCCGACGTTTACGGTTTTCGCCGCGGTTCTCGCCGAGCGAACCAGAAACGCGATCGAACTCGCAAACGATATCTATTACGGTCGCCGGACGGCGGCGGACGAATCGACGGACCTGATCGGCGAACTCCGCGGCGAATTGATCTCGATCGCGGCGATCGCCGTCGAGTTCGTCGAATTGATCGATCTGGTTACCGCCGGTTATCTGGCGTCGCGCGCGATCGCGGCGTCGAGAACGGATCCGCCAGAATGACCGCGCGAATCTTGAAATATCGACTAGCGACAACGATTCCGGAGTTCGCCGTTCCGATGCCGGCGGACGCCGAGATCCTATCGGTTCAGATCCAGCGCGGCGACGTCTGTCTGTGGGCGATCGCCGATCCAGACGGACGCGAATCCGAGTCGATCGTTTTCCGCTGGAACGTAACCGGCGAGGACGCGTTACCGCCGCCGTGGAAATACGTCGCAACCGTCCAGTTCAACGATCAATACGTTTTCCATTTGTTCCGGTTGCCAGAAACGCGAAATACTGACCGTAGCGACGCGCCAGACGGCGAAACCGGTATTTCGACGTGAATCAACCGTCGCGACGCGGAGAACCCGGTTTCCGTCGCGAATTCGATACGTATAGCAAAAACCGCCGGCGGATCTGTCCGCCGGCGGTTTCTTTTGTTGATTGATTGAGCGACTAACCGGTAAACGTTCCGCCGAATCGTTCCATTCCGCGGTGCATCCGATTCTCCCGCGCGTTCTCGGCGTCGAGTTCGTCGGTATCTGGCGCCGCGTCGCGATAGGTGAACGGGTGGCCCGGATAACCTTCCATACCGTGTTCAGACAGCAACCATCCACAGACCGCGCAAGTTGGTTCCGTCATCGTTCCGTCGTATTCCATCGTTGAGTTCCTTTCGAGCGTCCGCCGCCGGACCAGAACCGGCGACCTGTCCATACTACTCGATCGCGTAACGGATATCCAGCAACGGCGCCAGATCCGCCAGATCGCGAAATACTGACCGCTACGGACGCCGATCGGTTGCGCGACTCAATACTCGATCGAACGCGCCAGAACGCCGGAAAACCCGGTTTCCGCCACGAATTAGGCCAATTACGCGAAAACGCCGGCGGACGATCTCCGCGCGGCGTTTCGTTTTCTGGCGGTCGGACCGATTGACCGCTATTCCGTCGGTTTGTCTGGCGCCGGCGCCGGATTGCCGTCCGTATCCGCCGGCGGCGCCGGAATCGGAACGTGTCCGGTCCGCGGATCGGCGGCGATCACGCCGCGTTGCGCGTCCGCGGCGACCGTATCGGCGATCCGTTGCGCCGAGTCTGGCGAGTACACGTTATGGCGCGTGATCTCCGCTTGAATCAGCGGAATAATCGCGCCGAGCGCGACCGCAACGCCGAGAATCGCGTCGCGTTGATCGTCCGTTACCTCGATTCCGAACGCGACTAGCGCGATACAGACCGCGGTAATTAGTCCGACGATCGCGCCGATCCAGCGCGCCGGTTCGTTATGCAATTCTGGCGTCATACGGTTACCCCCTAGAACAGACGAACGGCGACAAAAACGAGAACCAGAACCAGAATCGCGATCACAAGCGCCTCAGATAGCGAAATGTTGTTCATTGCGTTAGTCCTCAACCGTTCGCGGAACGATCGTCGCGCGCGGCGTAAATTTCGACGCCAGTAACCAATGACCGGCGTCCTCGATTATCCATTGCCGCTTTGTTTTCGGATCGATCCAGATCCGCTCAGCGCCGATTTTGTGTCCGGTCGCGACGTTCGGTCCGGACGCTTTGGCGTCCGTTGACGGCGCCGAGCGGCGAACCGTTCCGTCGAGCGCGCGGAAATTGCGGCGGATAACGTACGCGGTCGATCCGAGATGTTTCCCATCGGACGGTCGCGCGGACGCCAGAGAATCCGGCCACCAGTCTGGGAGAACCGACGCCGTGTATTTGATCGGCGGCGGAATCGCCGGCGGTTTCGCCGGATCGATCGGTTTCGTTGTCAGTTGGTACGCCTTGAGAATCGCGCGGACGCGTTCGATAAACGCGGACGTCCGGTTCATCACAACCGGACCCGGGCAGATTTTGCCGGTTCCGATCGTTAGTTCCTGATGCCACATAACGAACGATCGTCCGAGTTCGCGTTTGATCGTCGGGAAATCGAGATACGTAATTCCGTAATTGTGGGCGTAGTGCGCGCACGCCTGCGCCGCGATCTCAACCGCGGCGTCATACCACGGATCGTTATAGAAACCGTCGATCTCCCACGATACGCAGCCGTTGACCGCGTTCGCGCCGTAGAGTTTGACGAATAGCGCGCCGTCGCCGTACGGCGAGTCGACCGGACCAGACGCCCAACCCCACCGGTTGTCGTGAACGTGGTGGATCTGTCCGCCAGACGCGGGATATTGCCAGTTGCCGTTTGCGTCGCGGACCATCCGGACGTCGTGCGGCGTTCCGGTCGGATCGTTCCAGTAGAGAACCGATCCCGGCGCGTCCGATTTCGAATTCTGTCCGTACGTTGTCAGACCGCCGGCCTTGCGTCCGGTCGACGGATCGTCGCGGAACCATTTATCCGTTCCCCAGTTCGATCCGAGTTGACGGTGGAGAACGAATCCGCGGACCGGTTGCGGAATCTGTCCGAGATCGTTCCACGCGGAGTTCTGGTCATCCGGAATCAGACGCGCGGTTATCGTCGCCGGATTTTTCGCTAACGGAATCAGGTTTTTCGACATATTGAGCGGCGGCGCGGAGGACATACGGTTCCTGTTCTAACCGGACGGTTTCGATCCGTTCCGGTGGCTAGTAATCGTTCGCAACGCGTCGCGGATCTCGGCGGACTCGGCGAGTTCGACGGCGCGCCGGTTGAGTTGTCGCGCCAGATGCAAGTCAGTCCACGCGTCCGATTCGAGTTCTATCCCGCGCCGGCGTCCGGCGCCGGGTTCGCGTCCGTTTGCGAATCGATAAATCGGGACGTAAATCCGCCGATAGAACCAGTTTCCGAACCCGCGATCCGGTCGATCAGGTCCGCCTGTTCCCGGATCGTCTGTAGGTGCGTCGCGATTGTCCGATCCTTCGAAACGATCGATCGCCGCATTGCCTCGAATTCCTGTTGTTCGTCGTAACTCCGTTTCGTCCGCGTAACCGTCCGCGTTATTGCTTGGAGAACATTCCAGACGAACAGCGTTGAGTTTGGCTGAATTTTGGTCCGGACCAGATCGCCGGCGAGTAGAACGGCGGTCGCCGATAACCAGTGTGTCGAGTTCGAAACTAACCAGTCCCATAGTTCTCCCACCGATCGGTTCCTTTCGCCAGACGGAACCGATCGTTCGGATCCGCGCGGTTCCGGGAGTTAGTTTGCGGCGGCGTTTTCGTCTGGTTCCGCGGTTTCCGCGAAATCGATCGGTTCCGGCGGCGTTTCGAGCGGCGTAACGAATCCGGCGATCTCGCCGAGTTCGGAATGGCGTCCCTCGATTTTCGCCGCCTCGATATCGAGCGCGTCCGCCTCGGCGATCAACCGGACCGCCTGATCGCGATTCGCCTGCGCCTGCGCTTTGGTTCTGGCGTGCGTATTGGCGAGATCGACCATTCGGTTCGATAGTTGTTCAAGGTTCAAGTCTGGCGCCCTTTCGCGATCGATCGTTACCGCGATGGTACCACGGCGCCAGATCCGCGGATCAGGACCACATCGCCGCGAAATGCGGATCGTTGTTCGCCGAACCGGTAACGCTGAACGACGTATTCGCGGCGAACGTCGACGGTCGCGTCGCCGCGGACGAAACCAACCGGCCTGAGTTGATCTGGTCACCGGCGCCGGCGCGCAACGCCTGAACCGTTGTCGCCGACGAACCGTATATGATCCAGAGATGGTCGCCCGGAACGACGCCAGAAACCGGAACCGTAAACGCCGTGATACCGGTACTGCCGAATCCGGTCGCCGCGTTGACGAATCCCATCCGCGTCAACAGAACCGCCGTCGCCAGCGCCGGCGTCCCTTTGGCGATTCCGACTTCGGCCCACGTAATACCAGCCGCCGCCGTCGCGACGTAGCAGCGGAACGTTACTGACGTCGCCGCGATCGGGCAGACGCCCAGATAAACCGCGTACGTCGCCGCGCTGGATTGCGACGTAACGTTTCCGGAAACCAGCGTAAAACCGGGCGGATAAATCAGAATCGGCGACTGGTAAATATCCGGTCCCCACGTTCCGTCGCCGCGGAGAACGGTCGCCGCGGACGGCGTTCCGGATCCCATCCGGGCCGGCGCGATCGTTCCGCTTTGGATCGCGGATCCGTCGAGCGCGGATCCGGTCGCCGCGTTCGTATGGTTGTGACCGGCGTTCGAGAAATTCGCGATCGACGGCGTTGTCAGAACCGGCGAATTGTTGAAAACCGCCAGACCGGAACCGGTTTCGTCCGAAACGATTGCGGCGAGTTGAGCGGACGTCATCGCGGCGATCGCCGCGGCGCCGATCTGTCCGCCGCCGGCGGCGTTCTGGTGCGTATGTCCCGCGTTCGAGAAATCGGCGATCGTCGGCGTTGTCAGCGTTTTGTTGGTTAGCGTTTGCGTCGCCGTTGTTAGCGCGACCGGTATTCCGGAAACCTGAACGGTTCCCGTTCCTTTCGGAATCAGTTGAATCGCGATATTCGCGTCCGCGCCGAGCGCCGAAATAATCGGTTGAGAACCAGACGGAACCGCGGAGAAATCGAGCAGGTTCGCGGCGCCAGCGAAACCGGTAAACGTAACGACGCGGAGTCCGTTCGCCGTATCGAGAATTTCGTTTATCCGCGGACTGGTTAGCGTTTTGCCGGTTAGCGTTTGCGTATTCGTTGTCCCGACAACGGCGCCGGTCGCGCCATGCGCCGCCGTTGCCGCGATATGCGCCGTCGACGCCGATAGCGCGGTATCGATCGTCGCGTGGGAGTTTGTTCCGGCGTTGAGTAGCGCGGCGTGGTCGATCTGTCCGCCGCCGGCGGCGTTCGCGTGATTGTGCGCGGCGTTCGTAAACGAACCGATCGTCGGCGCGACTAGCGTTTTTCCGGTTAGCGTCTGGTTGCCAGATAGGGTGACAACCTCGACGCCGCCGGCGCGGACGCGTCCGGTTCCTTTGGCGATCAGGTCGAGATGGATATTCGCGTCCGCGCCGAGCGCCGCCAGAAACGGCGCGGCGCCGGCGTCCGCGTTGCTGATTTGCAGGTAATTGACACCCGCGAACGCCGGTTCGATATCGAGAACCATCGCGCCGTACGGATCGCGGATTTCGCTAGTCCGGAAACTCGAAATCGTTTTGTTCGATAGCGTTTCGGTTCCCGCCGGCGTAACGTAATCGGTTCCCGCGGTCGCGATTCCGAGAACGCCGGCGGTTAGTTTGGCGAGTCCAGATCCGGTCGCGCGTTTGATAATTTTGCCGGTTGTTCCGCCGAATAGCGCGATTTCGGAATCGATCGCCGCCGCCGGTCCGGTTACGTCGCCAGATCCGCCGCCACCCGTTCCCGCCGGAACCGCCCACGTTCCGTCGCCGCGCCAGAATGTCGTCGGTCCGGCGCCGCCGCCGCCGCCGAGATTCGCGACCGGCAGGTTGCCAGATACCGCGGTCGCCAGCGGAATATTCGAGAACGTATTCGACGCGCCGGATAGCGTTTTGTTCGTAACCGTATCGGTTGAGTTCGTTGTCAGGATCGGCGCGCCGTTCGCCTGTACGCGACCGGTCCCCTTGCCGGCGAGTAACAGGTCGATATTGGTATCGGATCCGAGCGCCGCCAGAAACGGCGCGCCCAACGTCGGCGCGTTCCGGATCTCGACGTAATTTACCGCCGACGCCGCGGTCGGCAGGTTGAGCGACAGGTTTCCGTTTGCGTCCCGGATCGATCCGATCCGCGGATTCGTCAGCGTTTTGTTGGTTAGCGTTTGCGTCGCGGACGTTGTAACGATCGGAACGCCGTTGATCTCGACGGTTCCGGTTCCTTTCGGGTAAATCTGTAGACCGATATTCGCGTCCGAACCAGACAGATAAATCGACAACGGCACGCCGGTCGCCGAGTTGCCGATTTCGAGATAGTTCACCGCGGACGGCGAATACGCGAACGCCAGATTCCGGGCGCCGGCGGGATCGTCGATCCGCGCGATCCGCGGTCCGGTTAGCGTCGGCGCCGTTGCGAAAACGGCGAGTCCGGTTCCGGTTTCGTCCGAGATTATTCCGGCGAGTTGCGCGGACGTCATCGCCGCCAGACCAGACGCGCCGATCTGTCCGCCGGACGCCGCGGACGTATGGGCGTGTTGCGCGTTCGAGAAATCGGCGATCGTCGGCGACGTCAGCGTTTTGCCGCTCAACGTTTGCGCGTCAGTTGTTCCGACCACAACGCCAGACGGCGCGGTTTTCGTCGCCCACGTCGATAGCGTCGCCGAATACGGCTGAACGTCCGTTCCGATAACGAGTCCGAGTCCGGTTTGCGCCGTCGCCTGCGACGTTCCGCCGGTTCCGCCGCGCGCGACCGGTAGCGTTCCGGATCCGATCGCCGCCACGTCGAGCGTTCCGCCGCCGCCGACGCTTTGGTGATTGTGGTTCGCGTTCGTAAACGTTCCGATCGTCGGCGATCCCAGAATCGGCGTCGTCAGCGTCGGCGAGTTCGCGAATACCGCGGCGCCGGATCCGGTTTCGTCTGACAGAACGCCGGCGAGTTGCGCGGACGTTGTCGGCGCGAAAACCGACAGGTTGTCCGCTTTGAGCGGAACGAGTGCGGTATCGATCGAGATCGTATTGCCGGACCGCGTTAGTCCGGTTCCGGCGGTTATCGCGCCGGCGCCAGAAAACTGCGTGAATAGCAGGTTCGTCGATCCGAGAACGATCGGATCGTTCGTCGCCAGAACCCAACCGGTATCCGCCTGCGTCACGCCGTCCGTAACGAATACGAACATTCCGGCGGTTACCTCGAACGAGTTGTTCGCATCTGGCGATCTGGTCATCGCGACCGCGGCGCCGTTCCATATCCAGATTCCGTTGTCATACGCGGCGGTTTGGTTTTTGAGGAGAACGCGATCGCCGACGGCCATTGACGCGCCGTCGATCGGCGTTCCCGGCGCCGCGGTATTGAGATTCGCGGTCGACGCGACGCGGACGGACGCTTTGGGATCGAGTCCGGCGGCGACGGAATCGACATACGCTTTGGTCGCCGCATCCTGCGCCGCGGACGGATCGTACAGATTCGAGATTTTCTGGTTATTCCACGAAACGGTTCCCGCCGGAACCGCCAGACTCGACAACGGAACCGCCGCCGGATCGAACGTTACGGTCGGATTTCCGGCGACGCCGGCGGGATTCGTAACGACGATCGCGCCAGATCCGGAAACGAGCGTTCGCAGATCGTACGTATTCGCCGCGATCCGCGTCAGGAATCCGGTTCCTGATTGCGCCGCGATCGACGTCAGGTCCGCGTCCGCCGGTTGACCGCCGCCAGATCCGGCGATGACTTGATCGTCGACGTACTTTTTCGTCGCCGCGTCCTGTTGGTTCGACGGATCGGCGAGTCCGGTAATCCGCTTTGCGTTCCACGGAACCGCCGCCGTCGGCGCCGCTAACAGCGAAATCGAGATCTGATCCGGATCGACGTCGATCGTCGGATTCGCCGCAACGCCGCCGCCGTTCGTGACCACGATTTTGGTCGACGCCGCGGTTATCGTCCGCGTTGCCGCGGTTCCGGCGCCGGTTCTGGCGATTAGTCCGGTTGTTGAGAGTCCGGCGATCGCCGTCAGGTCCGCGTCGAGCGGTTGAGAACCGCCGCCGCCGGCGACGTCTGGCGCGTTCGTTATTTTGTCGAGAACGATCCGCGTCGATCCGTTCGTTCCGCCGCGTCCGAGAATCGTTCCGACCAGAACGAAATCGTCCGGCGCCAGACCAGACGCCGCGGCGAGTCTGGCGTACGGTTCGTCGTGGATCTCGCCGGTTCCGATTTCGCGGAGAATCGGATTTCCGGTCGGTGCGTCGATCGAGTCGACTTGCATCCGTTCGAGCGACGCGCCGGCGACGTTGCCGAGTCCGGCGAGTTCGATACTCCGCGCGATATCGGTTGCGAGTTTGATCGGATTCGGATCCGTCATATCGCCTGCCCCCACCGGAGAATTTTCGACAATTTCCACGTCATTAGCGCGTTTTTGCCGAGTCCGAACGATAGCGACTGAATACGCCAGATCCCTTTCGCCGCTTCATCGCCGTCGCGCGTTTCTAGGTTGAGTTTGAGCGTTTGATCGAGCGACCATTCCAGAAACGGAATCGAGACAACCGTTACCGAAACGAGCGCGGACGCGGCGTCATCCATGATTCGATCGGCGAGATCGTCGCACGCCGATTGCGAATGGAGATTCGGATCCGAAACCGTCGGGTGCGTCAGGATTTCCGGTTTCGCCGCGGTTCCGAGTCGGAAAATCGACGTTTCCGAATCCGTATCGTTATTGATCCGGTACGCGTAAATCGGCGCGTCTGTTTTTTTCGGATCGTTGCCGATAACCGTGACCTCATTGAACAGTTTTGAGAGATCGGTTTGTCGGACAACGTTTCCGGTAACGTTCGCGTTCGCGTTTGAGAGTTCGAGCGCCGGTTGAACGTCGCCGAGTTTGCGGAATTTGTGCGACCGGATCCGTCCGAACCGGTCCTCGAACGCCGGGATATAACCGATCGAGCGCGCCAGATCGTTGAAAACCTGTTCCCGCGTTGCGTCACTAGGCCACGAACGCCGTTTCGGTAACGTATCGGACGCCGCCGGAATCAGAGATCGAACGCCGGCGATCGAGCATTGCGTCCGCATCGCGGTCGCGACGTTCTGTCCGGTTGCGAGTGAATACGGTTTGCCGATCCGCCGCGCACGCATTTTGTTGAGCGGTCCGCGCGCGTCGAGAATTTGCGTTCCGGATTGTTCGGTATAGGTTGTTTCTGGCGTCGGCATCACCTGAAATAGCCCCTGTTGCGCGCGTTCGATAATCTGTCCGGTTCCGTCTGGCGATTGATACCGGACGGTGAGAAACGGCGCGATCCAGTCCCGGTAATGTTGGAATTGATCGATATCGGTAACGGTTCCGCGGAATAGCATCCCGCCGCCGGTCGACGGTTCCGCGGTTATTTGCGCCGAGTCCGTTCCGATCGATCCGGACACGTTTTCGAGCATGTTGTTATCCGGATCCGCGCGATAGAACTCGGTGCCGATTAGCAGGTCGCCTTGATAGTACGCGTACGGAATAACCATCAGGCGATCGCCTTTTCCCGCGCGTCCGTTTGCGTAAATTCGAACGATAGAGTCCAGAGTCCGCCGGCGGGAGCGTCCGTATAGCGGACGTTCGCGATGTTGCCGTACCAGCGGTGGCGCCGTCCGTCGCGGTAGACCATCGTTCCGCCGTATTCGAGTAGTTTTTCAAGGTTGTGGATCAACGCCAGACGTTCGAGTTCCGTTCCGGCGATTTTGTACTCGCAGTTGACCGTCCGATAGAACGTTCCGTCATCGACCGCGCGCGGACGCCGCGATCCCCAGATTGGCAGATATGACGGTCCGCCGGGATATCCGATCTGGCGGTCCTCACGATACGGGAGAACGATCCGCCGCGCGCCGGGATTGCGCGCCGAACAGATAACCGTGCCGTCGAAATTGAGCGTTATTTCCTGCCGTTGCGTCGCCGAAACCTGCTGAACCAGATCGCCGCCGCCGAGATCGATCGTCGCAACCTGCTTGATTGAGTAAACGTATGTCGTATCCGCCGCCGCGGTGTAATCGATAAACGATCGATCGGACGGCGACGTCAGGACCGCGATCCGTTTGTTCTCGCCGGATTCCGGTTCGTCTGGTTCGAACAGACCGTCATCGACCGCGCGCCGCATTACGATCCATTCGTCGAATTGACCGGACGTATAGGTCGTTGGATCCCACGTCAGGACCACCGCGGTTTCGATTCGTTCGCCGGCGACGATATGCGGCGAAACCTGAAATCCGGTAATCTCGGCGAGTTCCGAGATATCGACCGTGAATATCGTTTCGACCGAATCGCCGCGGATTCCGCCGAGATCCCAGACGGTCACGGTAACGCGGTATTCGTCGCCGTTTTCGAGATATCCCGCCGGTATCCGGTGCGCCGTTGTTCCGGAAACCGTTTCCGCCGACTGATAAACGAGTCCGTACGTATTCGTCCCGGGTAGCAGGCCCATCACGGTTACTTGAAACCGTTGCTGCGACGATACGGACCAGTCGATTAGCGGCGTGTTCGTATTGACGGTTGAGAGATTCGCCGGCGCCGAGATCGTTACGACCGGACCGCTTGAATACGTCAGCGACCGCAACGGCGACAGAGATCCGGCGCCGAGCGAATCGTTACCAGATCCGTAAACCGTTCCGTCGAATGACCACGCGTCCCAGAAATAAACCGTTCCGGTTGTCGCCAGATCCGCGGCGACGGTTTGATACCGCCATACCGCGTTCGTTGCGTCATACGTCATTGGTCGCGTTGCGATAACCGTCGCGCCGTCCGCCGCCAGAATCCGCGCGTTGACCACGAGTCCGGATCCGATCGTATCGTCCGGATCGGTTACCGCGACAACGAGTTCCGGACGCGCGGACGTAACGATTCCGTCCGCCGGCGCGATCGGCGCCGGTATCGACGGCGGCGTATTGATCGCGAACGTTCGACCGTTCGACCAGCCGGTCGCGACCGTCGCGACGTCCTCGGCGCGGATCCGGTAATTGAGTTCGTCATTCTCGCCGGTCGATCCGTTCGGCAGTTGAATAAATCCGGTCGATGCCCACGGAATCGAGATCGTTCCGCCGACGGCGACCGGCGTTCCGAGCGTTATTCGCGGCGAGTCGCGGATCATCTCGCCGTTTTTCTTGCGGATCTGTAACCAGACGTATTTCGCCGCGGATCCGGACGGATTCGCCCAGACGCCGGTAAACGGTCCGGGCGTTCTGGTTTGCTGTTTGCCGGACGGCGTTCCGGCGGACGTATTGATCGATCCGACACCGACCGTAAACGAGATCGGAACCGTCCATTTCGAGCGTAATCCGGCCTGATCGGAAACGGACGCTTGCCACCAATACTGCGCGCCCGGCGTCAGCGCGGAACCGATATACGTCTGCCCGAATTCGTTCGCCGTTTGTTCGCCGGCGGCGGCGTTATACGCGTAATTCCAGACAACGTTTGTCACGGTCGCGGATCCGGAATCGACGGACGTTCCGACGCGGATATAGACCCGGTTGAGTTTTTCCGGCGACGGCGCGCCGTTTGGCATTTCGAGATCGGCGTCCGCGAAATCGCCGCGGAACGTCGGCGTCAGGTCAGACAGAACAGCGCCGTTGACCGGAACCAGAGATCCCGCCGGAATCGTCGGCGCGGTTGCGATCTGGCACTCTAACCAGATCGACAACAGTCCCATTTCGTCGCCGTTTGGCAACGTGCCTTCGGTGCCGGTCGCCGCGAACGGATCCTGCGGCGTTGTCGTTGTTCCGATCGTTTTCCGATAGACCTGATTATCGATTCCGATCGCGGGATGGATCTCGCCGGACACGCCGTACGCCAGAACCGCGTTTTTCGCCGTGAACCCCTTGAATACGGTTTGTCCCGGCATCAACAGAACCGCGGATTCGAGCGCGCGCGAATACGTCGTTCCGTCTGATTCGTCGAGCATCGCGGTTCCCGCGGAGAACTCCGCGGTCCGTCCGAGTAATTCGCCCGGTCCGCCGAGATCGGTTTCGTCCCAGATCGCGAACCGGATCAGCGGCGACGTATCGAATCGACCGACGCGACCGTGCGCCGCGAACGCGTACATTGCGGTCGATACGCGCGGTCCTTTGGTCGCTTTTTGATTGCCGACGTCGACGGTTTGCTGCTTGATCCAGTACGCGACTTTTGCCGTCGCCGGTTTGTATCCGTTGTATGCGATCGCCATTCCGGTCCCTTTGTTAGCGCAGCGCGCCGGGTAGGTTCGCCAGAACGTCCGCGGAGTAGCGACCGGCGTCCGCGCCGGCGAGAATTCGTCCGAGCGAACCGGCGTCGAGTGCGTAAACGTTGATGATCGTCGATCCGCCGCCAGATCCGCCAGATCCGGACGGAATCGATCCGATCGCGGCGCCAGATAGCGAAACGCCGCCGGCGGCGCCGAGTCCCGCGTTTATCAGCGATTGAGCGGCGGACCCAACCGGTTTCATCCAGTCCAGAACGCCGAGCGCGACGCCCTCGCCGAACGGCGATCCGACCTGATTCCGCGCCGCTTTTGACGGTGAGTGCATTTGCCCCTCACGGCGCGCGGCGTCGATCGCGGTCCGGACCAGACGCGCGGACGTTGCCGCGACCAGACCGATCGTCGCGTTTATTCCGGCGGCGATTCCCTGTCCGAGCGAAACGCCGATCGCGAATCCGGTCGAGAACTGGTTCCCGGTCGACGCCATTAGCGCGCGGATCATTGCGATCGCCTGTTGAACCGCGGCGACGGTCCGCTGCATGCCGGCGGTCATTCCGAGCGCGAACGTATTTCCGCCCTGTACGCCAGCCTGCGCGAACGCCGGTAGCGCGGTTGTCGCGACCGTTTGCAGACCGGCGACGTATTTCGTTGTTCCGTCTTTGTTCGTCGCGACCTGCCGCGCCAGACCATTTAGAGCAGGCGTAAGCGACGATTTGATCGTTCCGGCGGTTTTACCCGCGGCGAGTCCGGCGTTCGCTAACGCACCGTCTTTCGCGCCGAATTTGGCGAACGGATCCGCTATGTCCTCAATCTGCGGGTACGGTTTGCCGATCTCGACGGACGGATCGTTCGGATCGACTTTCGTTTCGCCCTCGCCGCCGCCGGATTCGCCGCCGAACAGATCGCGCGCGGCGCCGAGAACGTCGCCGGACGCTAGTTTTTGCATCCAGTTCGGAATCGCGTTTTTGACGCCGATTTTTAGTTCCTCAACCTGACCGGCGAACCATGACGTTATTCCGCCGGCGAAACCGGTCAGCGTATCGGCGTCGAACTCGAAAACGCCGCCGAGCGCGGCGACCAGAGAATCGCGGAGTCCAGAGAACGCGCCGCCAGACGCGATGCCGTGACCGGTTGCGATCGCGACGTCCGAACCTTCGAGCGTTGCGCCGCCGAGTAGCGCGTCCGATAACGCGTTCCAGAGATTGCCGGCGACGCCGGCGAGATCGGACGCCGACAACGCCAGACCTTGCCCGATCGTCAATGCTTGAACGACGGCGCCGGCGAGTAGCGAAACCAGAGATTCCGCCGCTTTGGAGAAATCGATATCGCCCTCGCCGAATATCAGCCCTTTCCAGAATCCCGCGATTCCGGTAATAAACAACGCGTCGAGTCCGGCGATCGCCGTAAATCCGGCGGCGATCGCGGTAACGATTCCGTTTACTAGCGAACTGACGTCCTCCGCGGAGAACCGGATCGACGTCGCCGCGGTCAGTAGCGAAACGATCCCATCGTGGATCGCGGCGCCGACCGATTCGTTCGTATGGAACCAGTCGCCGAATATCGATCCGAGATCGATATCGTCGAGCATATCCAGAAACGCGGACGATAGCGACGAAACGCCAGATCCGACGCCGCCGAGAACGTCGCCGATCGACGCGCCGGCGGTCGACGCGAATTTGAACGCCGCCGTTACGATGATCGTTCCGACGTCGAGCGCGGATCCGTTCGCGGACGTTGTCAGTTTGTATCCGCCGAGCGTTCGTTGACCGCCGGTAATATGTTCGCCGGTGATTTTCCGTTTGATCCAGTCCCAGACGCCGCCGGCCAGCGCCGCGATCTGTCCGCCGAGTTTGAGCGCGCCAGAAATAACGATCGTTCCGAGTTCGATCGCGTTGAAATCGTTCGAAACCGCGATTCCGTGACCGGTCGCGACCGCGGCGTCTGATCCGGCGAGATGGGTTCCGAATAGTTTTCCTTTGACCCACTCCCAGAGATTGCCGCCGATATTGAGTAAACCGCCGCCGAGTTTGAGCGCGCCGGTAATCAGAATGTCGCCGAGATTGATCGCCAGAGATCCGAGATCGCCGAAAACGCCGCCCATATCGGATAACGCTTTGCCCCAATTGCCCTTGAAAACCTCGGAGATCGCGTTACCGAATCCGCGCAACGCCATACCAGAATCGTGGAATATCCGATCGAGCGGTTCGAATCCGGTTTTGATCGACGTCAGCGCGGTTCCGATCGTCCGCGGTAGCGAACTCAGCGTTGTTCCGAACGCGCGGAGTATCCGTTCGCCCTGCGTGCCGAACAGAGCATCGATTCCGGCGCCGATTCCGCCAGACTTGATGATCGACGAAATCGTTTTCAGTTCGTTGCCGATAACCTTGAAACCGCGACCGAACCGGGACGCTTCCTTGCCGATCGCTTTGAACGCTTTTACGAACCGGTCGAACCGTTTGCCGAGTTTCGGATCGAACGCCTTTCCGAGCGAAACGCCGAGCGCGCCGAATATCGATTCGATGATTCCGTGGGACGTCCGCAACGTCCGGTAGAACAGCATGAAATTCTCGACGAACTCGCCGATCGACGCCGCGATTCCGTCAATGAAATCCGCGAATCCGCCGAAATTGGTTTTGTACGCGATTGCCAGAATCGCCAGCGCCGCGACGATCGCCAGAATGATCGGGTGCGCCGTTAGCATCCCCATCATCGCGGTCCGTAATTGCCGGAACGATCCGGCGAGTTGAACGATATGCGGGTACGCGAACGCCGCGCCGCCGGCGAGTCCGGCGACCGCGCCGGTTATTCCGACCGTTGCCGCGATCGCCGTTTGAATACCGCTATCGAGTTCGAGAAATACGTTCAGCATCCCGGTAACCGCATCGACAACCGCGCGCGCCGCCGGTATTAGCGCGGTGCCGATAACGATCGCAACGGTTTCGATCGTCCCTTTGAGTTGTTCCATCGATCCGTTGAAATTATCGAGTCTGGCGGCGGCGGCGCGACCGGCGGCGCCGGTATCGTCGACGGACGCGTAATAATCCGTCCACGCTTTGCCGGCGGTATCCGCGGCGTCCGTTTGCGATTTGAGTAATGGGAGAATCGCGCGGATTCCCTGTTCGTCGAAAATTTTCGACAGAACCGCGAATTTGTCCTCATCGTTCAGATGTTCGGTTTTCGTATTGAGTTCGTCGATTAGTTCCGGAAACGGTTTCATCGCGCCGGTCGCGTCGTAAACGTCGATCGCCAGACGCTTTAGTTCTTTGGCGCCCTCAGTTGTCGGCGTCGCCATATTGCCGAGCGCGGAGTTGAGCGACGTTCCGGCGCGGGATCCCTCGATTCCGGCGTCCGCCATAATCGCTAACGCGGTGGTAACGTCCTCGATCGAGATTCCGAGCGAATCCGCCGTCGTTCCGACGTAGGACATTGCGTCGCCCAGACCTTGCGCGTCCGCGGCGGACGCGTTCGCGGCGCCGGCGAACAGATCGGCGACATGCGTCGCTTGATCGCCGGCGAGTCCGAATTGATTGAGCGCGGTCGAGATCAGCGTCGCCGCGGCAGGCAACGAAACGCCGGCGGCGGCGGCGAGTTCCGTCGCGCCGTCCGCCCCGCCTGCTAGCGCGTCCTCGATCGACACGCCAGCCTTGACCAATTCCTCAATCGCTAACGCGCCCTCGGTCGCCGAGAACGCGGTGTCCTTGCCGATCTGTAACGCTTTGGCGCGGATCTGGTCCATCTCGGCGTCCGTCGCGTTTGCAACGGCGGCGACGTTCGAGATCGCCTGTTCGAAATTGGCGGCGGTTTTGAACGCCAGAAATCCGGCGCCGACGGTTGCCGCGCCGATACCCAATAGCGCCTTCGACGCCATTCCGGATTGTGCGAACGATTGGGAGAGATTTTTCGACGATTGATTCGCGGCGGTTTGCAGACGCCCTAGGTTGTTGACCGCCGAATCGACGTCGATAACAACCTCGCCGTGAGCCGATCCGAGATTTGTTCCGAACGCGTCCGTCATCGAATTGCCCCCGCGAGATCGCGCCGGCCAGACGCGTGCCTGTATGGTACCCGACGGTTTTAGTATTCGATCCGGGACCAGTCGATCTCGCCGCCGGCGCGAACCAGATCCGCGGCGTTCTCCGCCTGCCGTTTCAACCGGTCGAACCGGTCCTCAACGCGCGGCGTCGATCCGTCCGGATTGAGCGCCAGAATTTCGATCAGGCCGCGGTATCGCGGAACCGGAACCATCGGTTTCGAGTTGTTCCGCGTATCCGGAACGAATCGCTGCTGCGCCTCGCGATCGTCCGCCCACCGTTTGATCGCGCGGACCGATACGTCGAAATCCGCACAGACGTCTGGCGGTAGCGACCATTTGCCGCGGAGATCCAGAAATTCGGACGGTCGAACCGTATACGCCTGACAGACGTCCGCGATTATCCAGAGATCGAGTCGGTGTTGGAAAAATTTTTCGCCGTCGCGTTAGCCTCGGAGAACGTCGAGATACAGAGTTCGTAGAAACGGCGTCGATCCGCCGGCGCGATCACGTCGACCAGAACGTCCGCCGGATCGGTCCGATCGGACTCGGATCCGATCAACCGCGGTTCGATAAATCCGCGGATCGCGATCGCGTCGATCATTTTGATTTCCATCTGCATCAGTTCGAGTCCGGTCGACGTAACCGATCCGGATTCGTCGACGATCGGCGGCATATCGTCGCGAAACTCCGCGGCGCCGGTTGTCTGGTCGATCCGAATCGATTTCAACGCATATTCGAGAATTTCTTTCGGGAATCCGGCGATATCGTCGCGCGCGTTCGGATTGATCAGGCGAACTTTGGCAACGGCGCCGGCGAGTGTATTCGGAATCGCGAACTCGATCGTTTCGGAGTTCTGGTACGCCATTGCCGCGGAAACGAAATCGGCGCCGAATACAAACGGCTGAACGATCTCCGCGATCGGCGCGGAACCGCCGCCGGTCGACGCATCGCCGGCGGCGGTTTTTCGTCGCGACCGCGTCGGTTGAGCGGTCGCGGTTTTGGTCGATTGATTGGTCGCCATTCTGCACTTCCCGGACGTACGTCCCTAGCGTGCGAACAGATCCGGTTCGTCCGGATCCGGATATTACGCGGGGATCGCGGTTTTTTGCTTTTGGAGTTGCCGCGTCAGGATAACGCCAGAAACGCCGGTTCCCTCGATATCGATCGTCGGCGAATTGAATTCGTCAACCGCCAGCGATTCGTCCGGACCAGACGTGACGGTCAGTTTCTTGAACGTTACGAAATACGCGGTTCCGGACGCATCGTACGAATTCGCCAGCGCGTACCCGGCGAAAAACAGACTCGGCGCCGCATCCGTTTCGTTGAGCGTTTGCGTTTCCGTCGGCGTTCCCGGCGTTCCGGTTGTCACGGTTCCGCCACAGATAATCGCCAGCGCGTTGAGATTGATCCGCGCGATGCCGATCTGACCTTCGAGTTTTTTCGCCGAGCGGACGGTCGCCAGAATGACGTCGTCGCCCTTTACTTCGTCCGAGTCGCTTGTGATATTGAACGAAACCGTTTGGATACCCGGCATATCCGTTTTGACGCCAGACGGAACGTCCGCCGCCGTCAACGCGTCGACTTTGAAATCTTCGATTCCGCGCGGAATTTCACCATAACTCGCCACTAGATTCCTCCGATTCGGATTGTTCTAGGTCGAACCGGCGCCTGCCGGTCACGATATCCCAGAAATGCGCCGTATGCGTCCGGCCAGATCGACAACGGGAATCCTTGCAGGGGACGCGTAGAATCCGTCCGTTGATGATTTCGGCATGATACCGCCCTTCGCAACGAAACTGCACGATCTGGCGGAACCGGCGCGGCGGCAGGTTTGCGTAATCGTTAGGATCCGGCGGTTTCGTATAACCAGAGTCGGGGGTTTTTGCGGAGTTGCCCAACCAATTTTTCCGTTTCCCCGGACTCGATCTCAATCGCGCGGACGCGACCGCGGAGATCTGGCGGAATCAATTTCTCGATCGGATCGAACCGCGGCGTTTCGATAACGTCGCGACCGACCGGTTCCCATTCCGCGGCGGACGGACTCGAAAAAATCCGATCGGCGTCGCGGTAGAGAACCGGGACGATATAGGTTCCCGGTTGAGCGCCCCATACGTACGTTGTCGAATAGCCCTCCGCCGGCGTAATAATCCGCCGCGAAACGCCGTCGACGCGCGGAATCTGTCCGTTTTTCATTGCGTCGAGAATCAGAACAACCGCCTGCGGTAGCATCCCGGATCGTTTCGCCCACTCGATCCGTTGATCCAGATACGGCGACGATTGTCCGAGCCATTCGAGTAGTACGTGGCCCGGTTCGACATAGCGGTCCGCCGGCGGCGTGAAATCTGGTTCCGGCGACGTTCCGATTAGTTCCTTTGCGTGCTTTTGCGCCGTCGCCGAGTTGCCAGAAAACGTTTCCCGGTTGAACGATCCGGCGCGTTTGCCGGCGTCGATCGCGACGTCGAAAACGCGGTTCGGATCGTACGGACGGCGCGCCGGCATTATTTCGCGTCTTTGGCGTCTGGCGCCGGCGCCGCGGTTGCGGTTGCGGACGGAACCCGGGCGGACGCGACAACGGATCCGTCTGGTTCGAACCGGATTCCTTCCTCGGCGGCGCGGAGATCTTGATCGGTCGATTTCCGGATTTGCGGATCGCCGTGAGGATCGAACGTCCAGCCGGCGGGAATCGGTTCGCCGTTGAATAACGCGTCGCGAACGTCCTGTTCGGATCCGGTCGATTCTTTCGTTGCCATTGCGGTTTTCTCCGATCTCACGCCGGGACGGACCAGACGGACGTCGCCTGATAGCGGATCGTTCGAATTCGAGCGAACGCGAATCCCGGATCGTCGATTATTCCGGTATCGCCGACGCGTTGATCGATCGTCCCGCGCGTTCCGGCGTCAGCAGTATATTCCGCGCCAGATAGCAGCGTTCGGATCCGGGATTCGATCGCGTCCGAGTCGATATCGCCGAGATCCGTATCGCGCGTCCGGATCCAGATTTCGAGCGTTGACGAATCGGCGAATCTGGCGCGGACAACCGGACCGATTTCGCGCGTTTTGAGAACGAGATGGTTCGCCGGTTTGCCGTCCGCGGCGATCGCGTCCGGCGTTGAGATCGCGGAGATCTGGCGCGTATAGATACCGCCCGGAACGAGCGCCGCCAGCGTGCTATCACCTGTCAATACTGCGTACGCGGCGTCCCGTAGCGTTGTCATCGGACTAACTCCTGCGCCGCGGAGATCAATTCCGCGCCGTACGATTCGATCGTTTCCATAATGATCGCGTATCGGCCTTCGTTTGCGAGTTCTAACCAGATTCCGTACGTCATTTTGTGGAACAGAACCAGCGTGATTTTGTAGCCCTCGACAACCGTATCGGACGTTAGTCCTTGCCGCGCGTTCGACGTCTGGTCCGTCCATCTGGCGTTCGCCTGCGCCGCCGCCTGCATGATAGCGCCGTACGTCTGACAGAGTTCGACGATCGCGCCGACCAGTTTCGTTTTGTATTCCTCGGTTCCGTCCGCGATAACCGAAACCGGAACGTCCCAACGAATACCGACGTTCGACGGACCGCCGGCGGCGCGCGCCATTAGCCTATTCCGCCGGCGTCGACGCGGATATCGGCGATTATCACGCCGGCGCGACTCGGACGGACCGCGGTTACGTACGCCCACCAGCGGTTATCGATCCGGAACCGATCGCCCGGTTTGATATCGAGCAGTTCGTTTTGAACCGTTCCGGTTAGCGTTCTGGCGGTTACGGAATCACTCGACGAATCGGCGTTCGATAGCGCGTCCGTATTGAGTTTTAGCGCGACGATTTGCGGCGCCAGAATCGAGTCGACGCCGGCGACGTTGCGGTAAATCTCGATTTCGACGTTCGGTTCCTGTAGGGCGATTTTGGTCGCCGTGATATTCCGCCGCGCCTGATTGACGGTTTTTGCGATCGGTGGCGTTAGATACGATTTTCCGAGAACCATCGGCGAGATCTCCGATACAGAAACGCCGCGCCGGAAACCGGTCGCGGCGGATCTGTCGAGTTGAGCGGCGGTTAGTTGCCGGACGTCGATTTGCCGGACGGATCGGTTTCCTCGGATTTGTTCGCTTTGGCGTTCGGATCGATAACCTCGCCGGCGGCGTTTGCCGAGATCACCGCGGACGGCGCCGGTTGTCCGGAATCGGTCGCGCCAGACTCGCCGCCGGTTCGATCGAGTAACGCGTTGTGTTCGGATTCGAGTTCGTCATAATCGGCCTGCAATTCGTCGAGTTGCTTTTTGAGCGACTCGACGGTTTCGCCGCCGCCAGACTGACCCTGCGTTTGTTTCTGATTGCCGCCTGTCATAGTCGAAAACTCCTTGCCGGATCGACCGGCGTATACGCGGGACTGGTCAGAGTCGCGGACGTCCCGTAGCGAACGGATCGAACAGATATTCCGCGCGATCGAGTTCGAGATCGTACCGGACCATCCGGCGTGTTCCTGTTGTACCAGAAACCGTTTCCAGAACAGACGCCGAGCGCGACCGCGCCGCTTTTGCGATCGCCAGCCACGTCGCCACGCGATCGCGCCACGATAGCGACGTCCCATCGTCCGAGATCGAGTCCGGAACGACGCCGTATTCCGCCGCCAGCGATTCCGCCATTACCGCGGTCGCCAGATCCTCAGTCGCGGTTTGCGAAATAACGGCGTCGTATTGTTCGTCTGGTCGCAACGCAACGCCGAGCGGATCCGTCGAGATATCGATGATGATATCGCCGACGTTGAACCGGACGCGATCGCGCGCGGTTGCCAGATTGCCGTCGAACGTTGCGACCATTACGCGATAACCGGCGGCAGGTATCCGCCAGACGCGGCGATCCGGATAGCGACGGCGCCGACGCGGTTATTGATGTTCATTCCGTATTTGGCGATCGATTCCGCGTTCGACAACGGGAAAAAATCGCGATAGCGGATATAAATATCCTGCCCCTTGAGCGGATCGTATCGCATGATCAGCGGATTCGTTGACGCGAACTCGCCGCCTGTCTTGAACAGAACGCCGTGATCGGACGTCCAGTCGACGATAGGCTGACGAACGCGAATCATGCCGGCGTAAACGCCGACGTAATCGGTTGCGTTGACTAGCGCCTCGGCGGTTCCGGATCCTACGCGGACCAGACTCGAACCAGCCGGAACGAAATCCGGCGCGCCGAGCGCGACAACCGCGGCGATAAACGTTTCCGATCCGACCAGATCGTACGGTCCCGGTCCCCATTTGCGGAGTAGCGCCATCGCCGATTTGATAACCGCGGCGCGGTTCGCGGCGGTGTCTTGGAGATAGTGCGTATACGTCGCCGGATTGATCGGCGTTCCGTCCGGAAACGTTCCGGCGAATTGATCGTTGCCGGTTCCGGATCCGGCGAGTCCCGGCGAAACCGCGGTCGTATCATCGTCGACCGGAACCGGCGTCGCGTCCATCAGACGGACCAGAGCCTCCCGGCGGATCGACGATTCCCACGCTTCGCGCATCGCGCGAATGTTGTCATTGAACGCCTCGATCGAGATCTCTTGGAGTCCGTCCTCGGTAAATCCGATCGCGACCTCATATTCGTCGATTGCCAGCATGTGACCGCGCTGGCGGACGAATTGCGGTCGCGCCATTGTGTATTCGGACTTTTTCTCGACGATCATCCGATCGCCGCGACTCGCCCGGGAGAACGTTTCCGACGTCGGCGGCGCGACCAGATCGGCGACTAACGGATCGACGCCGGTATTGAGCGTCGTCATTTCCGCGTCGAGCGCGTTCAGCAGATCGGTAACGCGGAGTCCGGCGCGGGTTGTCAGACCGCGGACGTACGAAACGTCGATATTCGGCGGATAGTCAATAAACGCCGTGTCAATTTGACCTCTAGTCATGGTGGTGTTCTCCGATTTTTCGTATCCGGCGCGGTCGCCAGATTAGACGAACGAGTACCGAATACCGGTCGGCGAAATTGCGCGGATATTGGTCACCGCGGACGCGCCGGGCGTTGTATCGAGTCCGCCGGCGACGGACGCGGACGGAAACAGACCGTCGCCGGCGACCAGACCGGAGAACCCTTCCATTTCGCCTTGAATTCCGACGGACGCGGTTCGTCCCGCTTTGACGTTCATCAGAACGATTCCCTGCGCGTTGACGGTTCCCGCCGGACACTTTTTCCAGACGCGCGCGTGACCGGATCCCGGCGTCGCGGCGCCGTCCATCACGACCAGATTGCCGACGGCGAGATCGGTCGCCGCCTGCCCTTTATCGTTGACCTCATAACCGGGCACGATCGACGGATGGAGTTCGACAATAGTCGGTGCTGCCATTTCTTGATTCTCCGAAACCGTCCGGAGTTATCCGGCGCGGCGGTTAGGCCAGACCTTTTTCGGTCGACCATCGCGGGTAAATCCGGGTTCGACCGGTTCCGATCGTTTGGTTTTGGTTCCGACGTTTGCGTTGCCGCCGCCGTCGTTCTCCGCGCCGTCTGATCCGTTGCCGCCGTCTGTCCGGGGTGCGACCTTGACGCTTGGAATCAGTTTTTTCAGACGCTTTGCGTCCTCGATCATCGATTCTTCATCGTCGCCGTTGATTCGATCGGCGAGTTCGATCGGAATACCAACCTTTTCAGCCGCGGTCCGGCGCGCCTCGGATCGATCGTATTCGCGGAGTTTTTCGTTCGCCGCTAACAGATCCTTTTCGAGTTGAGCGTTCAATTTGGCGAGATCGCCGTCCGAGCGGAGTTTTTCACGTTCCGACTCGGCGACCAGTTCGGCGCGAATACTTTCGCGTTCGGATCGCCGGACCTGACCTTTCGCCTTTTGAATTAGCGCGTCGACCTCGGCCTGCGTTGTCGGAATTTTCCATTCCGGATCTGGTTCGGCGCCGTCGTTCTCGCCGGAATCCGGTTCGCCGTCGGCGCCGTTGCCGGCGTCGCCAGAATTGCCAGATTTACCGCCAGAGTTCGCCGATCCGGTATTACTCGATCCGCCGCCGGCGCCAGAACCCGAATCCTGTTGCTGGTATTGCGTAGCGAAATAGTTCCGGAGAGCATCGTTCCAGATCGCAGACATTTATTCGCCTATCAATTGCCGCGGATAACGGTCCGCGTCGCCGATCCGAGAATTGCCGGTCCCGTACCGTAAACGGATGGTACCGCGCGGTTACCGATTCGCGCAACGGATTAGTCGCGAAACGCGATCGCGCGCCGTAGAACCCGGTTTCCGCCACGAATTCGCCCGTTCTCGCAGGTTGCCGCTCAACCGGTCCGGCGCCAGACACAAAAAACCGCCGGCGAGATCCGCCGGCGGTTCTGTCTGGTCGCGTTTAGCGCGGTTGATACGTTTTGAGTTTGGCGGCGTTTTTCGGCGATTGATCGAGAATAACCGCGGCGTGATATTCGCAGAACCGGCGACCGTCGAATTCGTTCATCGCGCCGCGCCAGTCATTCGAACAACCGTCGCCGTTTTTGCAACACGGCGGACGCGCCGCCAGAAATTCTAGTTTTCCCTCGGCGTGCATCCGGTTCAAGTGGTCGAACGTAACGTCGAACGGTCGATCGGTTGCCGATCGCCGTAACCGCAACGTCGCGCCGCCGAGATCGACAACGGCGTGAACCATTCCCGGATCGCGAAACGATCGGACGTATTCGAGAACGTAACCGGTCCGGATCGCGTTCTCGATCGTTCCGGGATACGAACGGATTTGCGCGGCGCCGGCGACGATCTCCGCGCGGTTCCGGCGTTCGCCGTCCTGTTGTTCGTCTGGCGCGGTCGATCTGGCGTTGAGCGTTGTCATCGGTTTTTGATCCTTTCGAGATCTGTCCCGCCGGCGGACCAATACCGCCGGCGCCGTTCATAGTACGCGACCGCGTAACGGATCGGCCACTACTCCGCGGCGGATTAGTCGATCGCGGCGATCGTTGCGCGTACGCACCTGTTTCCGGGCTGAATTAGCGGGTTCTGGCGCGATCGCCGGATCGGTAACGCCGCCGAAACGTTACATCGCAGTTCCGTGTAACGTTTCTGGCGCCGCGGATATACAAAAACCGCCGCCGGATCCGTTCCGGCGGCGGTTGAGCGGTTGCGATCAGAAACAGAGATCGCCGTGGGGCGCGACGTACATCTGGCGGTGGGTTTTGCCGGCGGCGTCGACGAACGATCCCTCGATCGAGTTATCCATCCAGAACGTAACGCCGGTCCAGACGCCGGAAACCAGAACGGGAACGCCGTGGCATCGACCGCACGCGCAACCGTAATACGATCCCCAATTCGGCGCCTTGGGGCACCGCGAGTTCATCCGATAGCCGACGTACTTGATCGTCCAGACTTTCGCGCCGTCCTCGAGGTTCCGCGCCGCGTCGAGTTTTTGCGGAACCGGAACGTGGTCCGCGGACAACCGGTCGAGTCGCCGAGCGCATAACGCTTTGTCGAGTAACCGGACGATCTCGCCGTTCGCTTTGGCGCGCGCGTCCGTTGTTGACGTCGCCGGAACCGCGTTCCGAGCGGCGCGCGCGTTGACTAGGGCGAGTTGAAATTTCCGCGTATTGACCAGAGTCGACATTTTCCGAATCCTTTCGATATCCCGCCGCCGAACCAGATCGGCGACGTTGTCCATATTACGCGATCGCGTAGGATCCTGCAACCCGGCGCCAGACACAGAAACGCCGCCGGTGGCTATCGACGGCGGCGGTTCTGTTTTGCCGCGGAGATTCTAACGCCAGACGCGACAGAACGCCGGCGGATTCCTTGGGGGGATTCGTTCCGGCGTTCTGTCTGGTCGGTTTGCGCGGACTCGAATCGCGCGCGCCGGTTGCGTTGAGTCTATCCGGTTCCGTCGATCGCGGAGAACGATCGGATCCGATCGGATTCCGATTCGGTTATTTCGTCCATTGTCGGATCGCCCTCGATCGAATGTTTGTAGTACAGATAATCCGGATCGTCGAGCGGTATCCAGTCGCGCGTTTTATCGTCCCACCGGAACGGCGCCCATCCCGGAATTCTGGCGCGGAACAGAACGCCAGATCCGCCGCGGATTTCTGAAATCAGAAAATAGCGGAACGTCGGCGCGGTTGTTTTTCTATCGGTCATTGCGATCCCCTTTCGGATCCTAGAATAAACGCCGCCGGAATTGCCGGCGGCGTTGACGGTTGAGCGGTTCGAGATCTGGCGGTTAGTCGACGAACGATTCCAGACGGCGCGCGGCGATCTCGGCGACCGTCGCGATCGTTTCGAGTCGATCGATAAATACCGCGGTTGTTAGCGGTCGCGACAGAACGTCGAACGTCGGTTTTCCGGGTTTGCGTTCGTCGAGCGGTTTCATCGCGACTAGCGTCCATTTCGTTCGTTTGCCGGCGATCTGGTCGACGGCGTGGAATCGGCGATCGGTTGCGTTCGAGATCCGGAAAACGAGATCGTCGATCGTTTCGAATTGTTTTTGTCTGGCGGCGGTTGTCATCTGGCGTCGCCGATCCGGACGGTTTCGAGAACGCGTTCGCGGTTCTCGGCGTTGAGCGCGTCGAAATCCAGATCGCGCGTTTCCCAGACCACTTCATTTTCGGCCCAATTGCCGTTGATCTGAAAATGGCCGTCGAGTATTTGTCCGGTAACCGAAAACCGGAGATTCGTTCCGTGGCGCCGGTTGAACCGCTCAACCGCGGCGGCGACGCCGGCGGCGGACAGATCGCGGACAACGCCGACGTATTTCGCCTGCGGACCGCCGTCGAGCGCGTATTGATCTGGCGCGCGGTGCCGGTTGTATTCGTATTTGGCGAGTAGCGCGACAACCGCGGACGGCGACGGACCGTCGAAATACGTAACCTCAACGGACGAACCCATCGAGAACGTTTTCGCGCGAACCGTGAATTTCGTATTCGGATACGCGGTTTTGAGATCTCGCCGAACGAGTTTGGCGGCGGCGGTCGGATCGATGTTCATCGGAGTTCCTTTCGAGTTCTGGCGGCGCGCCGGACCAGTTACCGAACGCGTTACGATTCCATAGTACGCGATCGCGCAACCGATCGCCACCGGACCGCGGCGCCGTCTGGCGGACGCACAAAAACGCGCCGGCGATCTGGTCGCCGGCGCGTTCGAGTTATTGATCCGTTTTTGAGCGGTTAGCAAACCTGCGCCAGATCGAACCGCGCCGCCAGAACAACATTGGCGAGTTTGGTCCGAGCGGCGGCGGTTGCGGCGAGTTCGTCCGGATTGTCGGCGAGAACCGCGGCGTTGAGTAACGCGTCAGACGCGGCGAACAGATCGTCGGCGAGTTTTTCGAGAACGTCGAGATATTTCCGGAGTCCGACGGACGATCGATCGAACGATTCGAGCATTTCGGACTCGACTAGCGCGCCGGTCGCGACGTTGACGCCGGTCCCGTCATCATAGAGTTCGACGGCGCCGGAATCGTCCGGCGCGCACTCGACGTATTTGCCGAGTTTGGAATCGAACCGAACGAACAGATCGTCCGGGTAGCCATCGTTGAGCGTCATTGTTTTGATCCTTTCGAGCGAATCCGATCGGCCAGTTCCGATCGGTTACCGAACCATAGTACGCGATCGCGTAACGATCCGCCACCGGTTCAGATCGCGCCAGACGGATAACCGTTCGGATCGATCGGTTTCGCGCCGGGATAGAGCGGAACGAACGTTTTTCCGCCGTCGCCCGGGTACGGTTCGGCGTGGGAGATCTCCGCGCGGAGTATCGGATCCGGAATTCCGTCCGGAAACGCCTCGCAGGTTAGCGGCGCCGGACCAGACGGCGACCGGACCGGTATGTTGAACCGTTTGCAGAACGAGCAGGACGGCAGGCGGATCGCATACCGGTCCGGTCGCCGTCTGGTCCGGCGCCGCTAACCT